TTTCAAGCAGAAGACGGCATACGATAAACTTAAGCTGCAAAGCGATATCGAAAAGCTTAAGAAAGGCAGTTCGTCTATGGATGACCTTTCTAAGGAGTACGCCCTTCGAAAGAATCTGATGAAAGACGCTCAGATCGATGACGAGAAGCAGCAGGAAGAAGCTCGAAAACTCCTAAAGAAACTCGGCTGGAGTGATGATTGATGCTATCAAACACCGCTACACCAAAATATTACGGACAATTTCGAGACGCAGTACTTAGAGGAGAGATCCCGGTTTGCAAAGAAATCTCAATGGAGATGAACCGAATCGATGATCTGATCGCCAACCCCGGAGTATATTACGACGATGAGGCGATCGATGGCTTCATAGATTACTGCGAGAGTGAGCTTACTCTTACTAATGGCGAGCCGCTATACTTGCTCGATTCATTTAAGCTGTGGGCGGAACAGATCTTTGGCTGGTATTACTTCGTGGATAGAAGCATATATGTACCATCTAAGGATGGCCATGGAGGTCGCTATGTTAACAAGCGAATTAAGAAGCGCCTGATTAACAAGCAGTACCTGATAGTTGCCCGAGGCGGGGCTAAGTCGATGTATGCCTCAGTCATACAGAGCTATTTCTTAAATATCGACACCAGCACCTCTTATCAGGTCTGCACCGCCCCAACTATGAAACAGGCAGAAGAAGTCATGAGTCCTATTAAAACCTCTATAGCTCGAGCGAGAGGACCTCTGTTTAAATTCCTCACTGAAGGTTCACTCCAGAATACCACCGGCGCAAGAGAAAACCGCGTTAAGCTGGCCTCTACGAAGAAAGGTATTGAAAATCTCCTTACCAATTCCATAATTGAAGTGCGCCCAATGAAGATAGACTCACTACAGGGACTCCGTAACAAAGTCGCCACGGTTGATGAATGGCTTTCCGGCGATATTCGAGAGAATCCTATTGAATGCCTTGAGCAGGGCGCCACTAAAGAGCAAGGCAGTGCTGAAAACAACGACTGGCTGATAATTGCTATTAGCTCTGAAGGTACTGTTCGTAATGGCTGTGGCGATACAATCAAAATGGAATTGATGGACATCCTTAAAGGCGAGTATCCGAACCCTCATGTTTCTATCTGGTGGTACAAGCTCGATTCAATTGATGAAGTTAACGACCCCGAGATGTGGATCAAAGCGCAGCCGAACCTTGGTAAGACCGTTACGTATGAAACTTATCAGCTGGCAGTAGAGAAAGCTGAAAAGGTTCCGTCAGAGCGTAACGATATTTTGGCTAAGCGTTTCGGCATTCCGATGGAGGGTTACACGTACTTCTTCACATACGAAGAGACATTACCTCAGACTCGGAAACGAGATTACTGGCGTATGGCTTGTTCTATGGGAGCGGACTTGTCACAAGGCGATGACTTCTGTTCATTCGTATTCTTGTTTCCACTGCCTCGTGGAGAATTTGGCATCAAGACTCGCAACTACATAACTGAATACACCCTTACCAAGCTACCCAGTGCAATGCGGAAAAAGTACGACGACTTTATCCAAGAAGGTAGTTTAATCGTTATGCCGGGCACTGTGCTTGACATGATGGAAGTGTATGAGGACTTGGATCATCACATCGTGACCAGCGAGTATGACATTCGTTCTTTCGGATACGACCCGTACAATGCTAGAGAGTTCGTAGAGCGTTGGGAGCGAGAGAATGGACCGTTTGGAATCGAGAAAGTCATTCAGGGCGCCAAAACAGAGTCGGTACCTCTTGGCGAGTTGAAGAAGCTTGCCGAACAGCGAGCACTGCTGTTTGATGAGGAGCTCATGTCTTTCGCGATGGGTAATGCCATTACCTTGGAAGACACGAATGGCAATCGCAAACTTTTGAAGAAACGTTACGAAGCTAAGATTGACCCTGTAGCGGCAACTCTTGATGCGTTCGTGGCATGGAAACTTAATAAAGAAGCATTTGAGTAAGGAGGTGGATCAATTGGCTAATGAATACGTGATTACCTACGATGGCGAGCTTTATCACTGGGGCGTTAAAGGTATGAAGTGGGGAGTAAGACGATACCAGAATCCCGACGGAAGCCTTACCGAAGCCGGTCGTCGCAGGCTTGAGAAAGCCGATTATAAATGGGCTAAAAAGAAGACCGATAAGATTACAGCCAATGCAAAGAAAGCTTCTCAGAGAGAACTTAATGCATATGGCGACGAACTTCTGAAACTTCCAGGTGCGCTTAAGGCAAACGGTAAACTTAGCGCCCAGACTGTAAACGCTTACAACAGAAAGATGGCCGAATTGATGAGCCAGAAAACCTCCGATATTCGAGCTCCATCTGGCAGAGTCGTATCCTTTGTTGCAAAACGTGGAGAAGTTGGCGTCTTTATGGCGCTCTCCAACTCCGGGTACGACCCCAACCAGTATAAGCAAGGTGTTTATGAGTCAGGTCGTATCGCGTATAGGAAGACTCATGCGAACAAGATTAACATTTAGGAGGAAACTTCAAAATGGAAAAACCAACACTACTTAACCGGCTGAAGAACAGCTGGAACGCATTTAGAAGCCGAGATCCTACGATGTTCTACAACGAACCTGGTATGAGTTACACTTATCGGCCAGATAGACCTCGATTCTCTAGAGGCAACGAGCGGACTATCGCTACATCTGTGTTTAACAAGATCGCAATGGATGTTGCTGCAGTCGATATTAGGCATTGCCGAGTCGATGCCAATGGACGTTACATTGAAGATATTAAATCCGATTTTAACGAGTGTTTGACTCTCGAGGCCAACATTGATCAAACACATAGAGCTTTTAGACAAGAAGCCGTTATGTCCATGTTCGATGAAGGTGTCATCGCGATTGTTCCGATTGAGACAAAAGGTGATCCTATACTTGGAACGTCATTCGACATACGGTCGATGCGAACTGGCAAGATCATCGAATGGTTTCCTCGCAGTGTGAAAGTTGAAGTCTATAATGATCAGACTGGTAGGAAAGAGCAGATCATTATGCCGAAGAAATCAGTGGCAATTGTCGAAAATCCCCTATATTCGGTTATTAATGAATCGAACTCTACGCTAAAACGCCTCGTGAGAAAACTGGCTTTGTTGGATGCTATTGATGAGCAGTCGGCTTCTGGCAAGTTGGATCTTATTATTCAACTTCCGTACGCTGTTAAAGGCGAACTCAAACAGCAACAGGCTGACAAGAGAAGAGACGCTATTGTCGACCAGCTTAGAGGTCCGTATGGTATTGCATACATCGACGGAACTGAAAAAGTTACTCAGCTCAATCGTTCCATTGAGAACAATTTACCTAAGCAGATCGAGAATCTCACCAATCAATTCTACAGCCAGATCGGAATGACCTCGTCCATTATGGACGGAACTGCGGATGAGAAAACGATGCTGAATTACAACAACCGGACCATCGAACCGATTGTTTCGGCAATTGTTGATGCTATGAAACGCAGTTTCTTAAGTAAAACAGCTCGTACTCAGGGCCAGACTATCATGGCATTCAGAGATCCTTTCAAACTTGTGCCTATTGATAATATCGCTGAAATTGCGGATAAGTTCACTCGGAATGAGATTCTTACTTCTAACGAGATCCGTCAGATTATTGGATTTAAACCGTCTGATGATCCAAAGGCAGACCAACTTATCAATAGCAACCTTAATCATGCTAATGAGAATGGTATTAGCGATAATTTACCGATGACAAGTTCACTAGAGGAATTGCTGAATACTCCGATAAGTGAACTGGTGACCGAATAAATCTCTAAGTAAGGAGGAAAAGTCGAAATGGTAGTTACTGAAAATGACTATGATTTTAGCGGCTGGGCTACCAGGGCTAACATGAAATGCTCTGATGGTCGTACCATCATGAAAGATGCGTTCATCGATAACGATGGCGGTAATGTGCCGCTTGTGTGGAATCACCAGCATAATGAGCCGTTTAATGTCTTGGGCCATGCTTTGCTGAAGAATATGGACGAAGGCGTGTACGCCTATTGCAAGTTCAATGACAGCGAGTCTGGCAAGATGGGCAAAGAAATGGTTCGAAATGGCGATGTCAACCAGCTGTCCATCTATGCTAATCAGCTTAAGCAGAAGGGTGGCAATGTTATTCATGGTGCAATCCGTGAGGTTAGTCTGGTCTTAGCCGGCGCTAACCCCGGTGCATATATCGATTCTGTCATGTGTCATAGCGAAGATTCAGACGAGAGTGGAATTATTTTCACAGGCGAAGATATAGTACTAGCCCATAGTGAAGACGAAACTACTGAAGATGACGCCACGCTTTCGCATGCTAGTAACGATAAGAAGGAGGAGGGAAATAATATGGCGGAAGCCGAGAAGGAAAAGAAAACTGAACCTGAAAAGGAACAGAAAACTGAACCTGAAAAGGAAAAGACCGTGAAGGACGTATTCGACACTTTCACTGAAGAGCAGAAGACCGTTGTGTATGCACTGATTGGCCAGGCTCTTGAAGATAAGGAAGCCGAAAACGAACAGAAAACCAATAAGGAAGACGAAAATATTAAACACTCTGAAGGAGGAAATGAAACTATGTATAACAATGTGTTTGACCGTGATGCTGCTCAGCCGACGAATGTTCTGTCCCACGCTGATCAGGAGGAAATTATCAGAATGGCTAAGACTCCTGGCATGACTCTTAAGAGCGCTATGGAAGCATTTGCTAACGACCATCAGGATACTCTGGCCCATGGCTTCGACACTATCGATAAGCTGTTCCCCGATTTCAAGGATGTACATCCTGGCGCGCCTGAGCTGCTCGAGCGTGACAGAGGCTGGGTCGATCAGGTTCTGGCTAAAGCGCATAAGAGCCCTGTTTCCCGCGTTCGCACAAAGCAGGTTGATGCTCGTGCTAAGGAAATTCGCGCAAAGGGTTATAAGAACCGTCAGTCCGAGAAGACTATCTCCGGCAATGTTAAGGTTCTGATGCGTACCACTGATCCTCAGACCGTTTACCGTCGTGACGCTCTCCACCGCGATGACATCGTGGACATCACCGACTTTGACGTTGTTGCATATCAGCGCAACATCATGAAGCGTAACCTCGAAGAGGACATCGCTCTTGCGGCTCTCGTTGGTGATGGCCGTCTGGACACCGATGCCGATAAGATCTCTGAGGATCACATCCGTTCCATTTGGCACGACGATGATCTCTACACCATCAAGGCTACTGTCGATATCGCTACTGCTAAGAAGGAACTTCAGGGTACTAATACCGCTGCTAACTTCGGCGAAAACTACATCTACGCCGAGGCGATTATCACCGCTGCTCTTCATGCCCGTGAGAAGTATAAGGGCAAGGGCGCTCTCGACTTCTACTGCACTCCGCATCTGCTGAACGTCATGCTGCTTGCTCGTGACCTGAACGGCCGTCGCATTTATGAGAACCGTGCGGATCTTGCTACCGTGCTTGACGTTGCGAATATCTACACTGTCGAGCAGTTCGAGGGTCTGCAGCGCGAGGACGAGGCTAACAAGAAGTACAACCTGCTTGGTATCTTCGTCAACATGGCTAACTACCAGTTCGGTTGTGTTAAGGGTGGCGAGATCACCAGCTTCGACGATTTCGACCTCGACTTCAATACTTTCAAGTATCTGATGGAGACTCGTCTGTCTGGTGCTCTGACTGAGGTCTACTCCGCAATCGCTCTTGAGGAGCCTGTTGTTACTGCTGCAGAGGGTCAGGGCTGATAACTCGAAATAATTCAAAATGGGAGTGAAAATGGATGAATAAATGGTATGGGAAGGTTGGCTATGTCGAGACTGTCGAAGTTGAACCTGGCATTTGGGACGAACGGGAAACTGTTCGATCTTATTACGGAGAGTTTGTTAGAAAATCTAGCAAATTCCAGGTTTCTGGAAACGTGAATGACGATAAAGACGTGTCTGTCGAACTCAGCATAGTCGCCGACCCGTACTCAAGTCTTCATTTTCACTCCATTCGATATGTTGAGTTTGGTGGCGTTAAGTGGAGAGTCAACACTGTTGAACCACAACGCCCCAGATTGATCTTGAGTCTTGGGGGAGAATACAATGGCTGACCGTTTAGAATTACATAGTTTGCTTCAAGAACTCTTGGGTAGTTCTAATGTATATTACCAACCCCCAGAGTCTGTAAAGATGAAGTATGATGCGATCAGGTATTCTAAGAAGGATATCATGACCACGCATGCTGACGATAGCAAATACATAATGCGAGATTGCTATGAACTGATTGTAATATCTAGAATGCCGGACCATCCGGTGATCGAGAAATTGCTTGCGTTACCATACTGCAGTTACGATCGACATTATGTTGCTGACAATTTAAATCACGACACACTTACAATTTATTATTAAGAGGAGGACTAAAAATGTCTAAACTTACTTGGGACAATACCGGCGAACGACTTTTTGAAACCGGTGTAAAGAATGGCGTTCTGTATCCGATCCAGGCTGATGGCAAATACACCAAGGGCGTGGCTTGGAATGGCCTTATCTCTGTTACGGAGAGCCCCTCTGGCGCAGAGGCTACGGCGCTGTATGCAGATGACATTAAGTATGTTAACCTGCTTAGCAACGAGGAATTTGGCGCGACTATCGAGGCGTATACTTACCCCGATGAGTTCGCAGAGTGCGACGGTTCTGGTACGCTTGCGGAAGGCGTGACGGTCGGTCAGCAGAAGCGTAAAGTCTTTGGACTGTGCTACAAAACTACCATCGGCAATGACGTCGACGGTAACGACCATGGCTATAAGCTGCATCTTGTGTATGGCTGCCTGGCGGCTCCTTCCGAGAAGGCTTACTCCACTATCAATGATAACCCCGACGCCATTACGTTCTCTTGGGAAGTGACCACCACTCCTGTGAATGTGACTGGCTTTAAGCCCACTTCTCAGATCACTATCGACTCCACCAAGGTCGATCAGGCCAAGCTGACGAAAATCGAGGATCTGCTGTATGGCACCGCTGAGAAGGAGCCTTCGCTGCCTCTGCCGGATGAGCTTGCGGCTGTGCTTACTGCTGCTGGCTAAGTTAACCACGAGCATTTGGCCCGTATAACACAAATTGGGACCGTATTCAGTTAGGCTGGCGGTCCCTTCTATTAACATGTAACATGCACCGCATATGCGGTTATTTGAAAGGAGAAAAATATGATTAAGAAGACTATCACTTACAAAGATTACAACGATGTTGAGCGCACCGAGAATTTCTATTTCAACCTGTCTAAGGCAGAAGTGCTGGAAATGGAAATGGGCACTGCTGGCGGCATGGCCGAGTCCATTCAGAAGATTGTTGACGCAAAAGATGCGCCGGCCATCATTCGTGTGTTCAAGGATCTGGTCCTGAAGGCTTATGGTGTTAAGAGTGATGATGGCAGACGCTTCATCAAATCTAAGGAGCTGTCTGATGAGTTTTCGCAGACGGAAGCTTACTCTCAGATCTTTATGGAGCTGGCTACCGACGCTGACGCCGCCTCCAAGTTTGTCAATGGAATCGTTCCGGCTGATCTTGCACAGAAGGCTGCCGCTGCTCCGACGAACGCATAAATACAATAACAACGGAGAGATGAGAGATGCTTACGATCAAAGTGCCGATTAGTCCGGAAGGATGGGACGATGTAAAACAAGAATTTATCGAACCGAAGATTCAAACTCTTCAACTGGAACACTCTCTCGTCTCTCTTTCAAAATGGGAATCAAAGTGGAAGATCCCATTTTATTCAAAGAAAGAGATGACCCCCGAAGAGACGCTCGACTATATAAGGTGTATGACACTGACGAAGAATGTAGACCCCGACGTGTACAATCATTTGACACGCGAAAATATCGAGGAAGTTATGGCGTATATTGGCGATCCAATGACGGCAACTACCTTTGGTAAAGAGGATAACAGAGTTAATAATCGAGAAGTGATCACTTCGGAACTTATATACTATTGGATGATCGCGTCCAATATTCCATTCGAATGTCAGAAATGGCATCTAAACCGCCTTATTACCCTCATCAGGGTATGCGGCATCAAGAACACTCCTCCGAAAAAGAGAAGTAAACGTGATATCATGAATCGCAATGCAGCTTTGAATGCCGCTCGTAGAAAGCAATTAAACACGAAAGGATGATAAGCGAATGAGCAATAAGCAAGCGACAGATTATAACAAGAAATATCAGAACAAAGTAAATCAGTGCGAAGATAATGTGAAGCCTGTTTCGGCCCCCGAGGTAGTTACTACCAAAGAGGCGGTTTGCGAACCCAAAGTAGAAGAGAAAGTAGATACTTCCTTCTCGGTTAAGGTCGACATTAACTATCTTAATATTAGAAAAGGCCCCGGCATGGATTGCGAAAGAACTGGCAACTACACCGGCAAAGGAACGTTTGTTATCACCGAGGTGAAGGACGGAAATGGTTCTGACGCGGGTTGGGGACGTTTGAAGTCTGGCGAAGGCTGGATTTCACTTGATTACGCTACAAGAGTGTAAGGAGAAATTCAAAATGATTAGTTTCAGACAAAAGGGTGACTTCTCTAAGCTTGATCGGTTTCTGGAAAGAGCAAAGTCAGTCGCCCGTTTAAGTATTCTCGACAAGTATGGTCGAGAGGGAGTGGCTGCCCTTGCGTCTGCAACACCTGTAGATACGGGGAAAACGGCGGACTCGTGGTTTTATGAGATTTCTCATGATAATAGGTCTGCCACAATTACATTTTCTAACTCGAATATTAATGATGGTGTCCCGATTGCTATCGTACTGCAATATGGACACGGAACAGGAACGGGCGGTTGGGTCGAGGGTAGAGATTATATTAATCCTGCGATCCAGCCTGTTTTCGATAGAATTGTGGACGAGGCATGGGAGGAGGTCACCAAGATATGAGTAAAACTATTGACGAAAGAGTCGTAGAAATGCGATTCGACAATAAACAGTTCGAATCTAATGTCGCGACTTCCATGTCCACACTTGAAAAATTAAAGAGATCTCTCAAACTTGACGACGCAGCGAAAGGCTTAGAGGGTATCAACACTGCTGCTAGAAAAGTTGATATGTCTGGTCTTGGCGGTTCAGTCGATAGTATCAAGGCTAAATTTTCTGCTCTTGATGTGATGGCAGTCACCGCGCTTGCGAATATTACGAACTCGGCAATTAACGCCGGTAAACGAGTTGCTTCGGCATTAACGATTGATCCTATCAAGAGTGGTTTTCAGGAATACGAAACGCAGATCAACGCTGTTCAAACGATTCTTGCAAACACATCATCAAAGGGCACTACCATTGACGATGTAACCGCTGCATTGGACGAGTTGAACCATTATGCTGACTTAACCATTTACAACTTTACGGAAATGACCCGTAACATTGGTACGTTTACAGCAGCCGGTATTGATCTGGAAACCTCGGTTAGTGCCATTCAGGGTATCGCTAACCTGGCAGCAGTATCTGGTTCGACTTCCCAGCAAGCTAGCGTCGCGATGTATCAGCTTTCTCAGGCATTAGCTTCTGGCACAGTTAAGCTTATGGACTGGAACTCTGTTGTCAATGCTGGTATGGGCGGCGAAGTATTCCAGAATGCTCTTAAAGAAACTTCTAGATTACTTAACACCGGTGCCGATGCGGCAATCGAGGCAAATGGGTCGTTTAGAGAATCTCTTAAAACCGGATGGCTTACTTCTGAAGTTCTTACTGAAACTCTAAAGAAGTTTACTACTTCCGGAGCTAATGAATATGTTGCAGAATACACCGGTTTATCTGTCGATGCAGTCCAGGCGGCTCTTGATAATGCTAAAGCCCAATATGGTGAAGCAGAGGCAATTGAGAAGGCTTCTCAAGCATTGGCTGAAAAATCCGGTAAAAATAAAGACGAAATCAAATCGGTGTTACAGATGGCTCAAACTGCCACCGACGCCGCTACAAAGGTTAAAACATTTACTCAGTTATGGGACGTTTTGAAAGAAGCCGCCCAGTCTGGTTGGGCAAAGACTTGGCAGATTATAATTGGTGACTTTGAGCAAGCTAAGGATCTTTTGACTCCGTTATCGGACAAGCTCACGGCGTTCATCAATAAAATGTCCGACTGGCGAAACGATCTATTAGAGAGCGCCCTTGGTAAGAGCTTTTCGAGTTTAGGAGAAAAAATTACCGGTGCGTTGATACCCGTGAAGAAAGTGGCTGAAACTGTAACTGAAACGGTAAGTTCGGTTACCGATGCAGTAAGCGATCTTGGGGATATAGTAGATAAAGTTATTTTAGGCGACTTTGGAAACGGAGCGGATCGCTTTAACGCACTTACTGAGGCTGGGGAAAATTATTATAGGGTTCAAAACAAAGTAAATGAAACCCTAAACAACTCTTTCAGGTATTCAGAAGAGCAGATAGCATCACAAGATAAACTTCTTGGTAAGCAAAAAGAAACCGTTGAAGCAACAAAAGAAACGGCAGGAGCAACTTCTGAAAGCCAAGCAGAGACTGTAAAGCTTACTGATGCCCAAAAAGAACAGATAAAATCGTTGGCAAAGTTATCTGAGGAACAACTGCGGTCTAAAGGCTATACAGAAAAACAAATTGAAGCTTTAAATGAACTGCGAAGTACGGCTGAGAAACTTGGCATCCCCTTAGATGAGTTTATCGGCAATTTGGATGAAATTAACGGGCGTTGGCTGCTAATGAATTCGTTTAAGAATATTGGCCAGTCATTGATCCAAGTGTTTACATCTATCGGTAAAGCATGGAGAGACATTTTCGAACCGATACAATCTGATTCGATCTTTAATATCATAGCCGCGTTCCATAAGTTGACGGCGTCTCTTATTCCTAGCGAAGAAACTGCTGAAAAGCTAACTAGGACGTTTAGGGGATTATTCGCCGTTCTCGATATCATCAGGACTATTGTCGGCGGAGGCATTAATGTTGCTTTTAAAATTCTCTCGAAAGTTCTAAGCGCGTTTCATTTAGATATACTCGATGTAACCGCTAGTGTTGGTGATGCCTTAGTGTCGTTCCGCGATTGGTTACTCGAGGGCAATGCCCTTTCCCAGGCCATTAATAGTTTGATAGCTAGACTCCCGAGTTTAATTGAAAAGTTCAAAGAATGGTTTGATACTTTTAAGAAGAGCTCGTTTGTTCAGTCGTTTCTTACTAGCTTAACAGATGCATACAAGCGGTTTAACGAGTTCGTCCAAAAATCTGTAATCGCGATTAGAAAATGGTTTACTGTTTTCAAGGAAACGGAAGGCGTCAAGCAGTTAGTCCAAGCTGTGGAAAGTCTGGCAACGGCATTCGAGAACCTCTTTAGTGGTCAAATCGATGTTCGTGAGTTTGCTAGAACGCTCGGTAATAGTTTGGCAAATCTTTTGACGTCTCTGCCGAAGATTGCGCTTCAGTTCGGAAGAGATTTTATAGCTGGTTTCTCGAACGGCATTGGCGATGGAATTTCCAAAGTTATCAACAGCATTCTTAAGTTCTGCTCTGACTTTATCAGCGCCTTTGCAGAAGCTCTTGGCATCCACTCGCCTTCTTGGATATCTTACCAAAATGCGGTCGACTGGTGGCAGGGCTTTATAAATGGCTGTAAAGATATGTTCGGACCGATCATCGCTGCTGTAGAACCCATTGTTGAGTACATTAAGAAAATCTTCACAAGCTTCTGGGGCTATATCACAGACGAAAGCGGCAATATCGAATGGGGCAAAATACTCACCGGTGCCTTCACTATCGAAGCCCTTATCATTCTTAAGCAGTTCACCACAGCATTGGATAAGTTCGCCAGCGCTGCCACTAGTTTCACTAGTCTGATAGATGCGGCCAGGGTTGTTGTGACTAAGTTCGGAGATGCGCTTACACGACTCAGTAAGTCTATGGCGTTTGATCTTAAAGCCGATGGCATCATGAAGCTGGCTATAGCTATAGGTATCTTAGTAGCTTCTATTTGGATATTGTGCCAGATAGGGACTGACAACCTCGGCGATCTCATAGCCGCTGTGGTTACAATCGGCGTTCTTGCTGGAATCTTAGTCGCCTTAGCCGTTGCGGTCGATAGGATGACTGCGGCTAGCATATCCATAACGAAGAATGGCGCCGCACTCGACGGACTGAAAACTGGGCTTATTCAGATTGGCCTTGCGATGCTTATGCTTGCGGCCGTCGTCAAAATAATTGGTGGAATGAGCGCGGAAGAAGCAGACCGCGGTATGACGGCTCTTCTTGAGATAGCCATCGGAATGATCACTTTCTTAGGGTTGATGGGCGTGATCTCATTGTACGCTAAGGACGTCAGTCATTTTGGCAGCATGATGATAAAAATGTCAGTTGCGCTTGGCATAATGGCTATCGTCATGAAAATGCTTAGCAGGATGGATACCGGAGACATTTTAGTTGGCGTTGCTGTAATGCAGCTATTTGCGGTGCTCTGTATGGAGATGGGGCTTGCTAACCGATTTGCAGGCCAGACTGGCAACGGTAGTTCTTTCCTGGCGATGGCTGTGGCCATGGGAATCATGGTTATTGTCATGAAAATGCTTAAACGCATGGAGCCAGAAGATATCGTAAAAGGCATAACCGTAATGCAGCTATTTGTAGTCTTAATGGCTGAAATGGCTCTAGTCAATCGGCTCGCGGGGACGGAAGCGGCTAAATTCGGTGGAACTATAGCGGCAATGGCCACTTCGATGCTTATTCTGGCTGGCACGCTTCTGATTCTTTCTAAGTTAGACGACAAAGCAGTTTCGCATGGAATAAAAGTAATGCAGCACTTTGTGTTGGTTATTGCCGAGCTTGTTCTTATCTCTAGATTGGCTGGAAAAGAAAGCGCTAAGATTGCCGGAAACCTTCTGGGGATGGCTACGGCCATTGGCATACTGGCAGGCATCTGCGTGTTGCTGAGTTACGTCAGCGAAGAAGACCTGCAAAAAGGGCTTAGAGTAGTTAGTGAACTAGGCTTGATTATGGCCGCAATGATTTGGGCAACGCGAGGAGTCCAGAACATTAAGGGCAACCTAGTTGCAATGTCGGTCGCGATAGGCGTCATGGCAGCAGCTGTCGTCGCTCTGTCTTTCATAGATGATAGCGATTTGGCTGGAGCTACTGCTGCCATTGGTTCTCTTATGCTCATATTTGGGCTTATGACGAAATTAGCTGCTGGAGCCAACGCGTCTCTCGTTTCACTTATTATCATGATCGCGGTAGTAGGCGCGCTCGCAACCGTATTGTGGGTGCTGTCAGGTTTGGACCCCACCGCTGTCTTAGGAGTAGTAGCCTCGCTAAGTACGCTGATGCTGGCGTTTAGTGCTTCATTAGCCATAATGTCAACTGCTGGAGCTATGGGCGTGGTTGCGCTTCCTGGTATAGCCATCATGATTGGCGTTGTAACCATATTGGGGCTCTTGATTGCCGGTCTTTCTTGCATCACGAATATCGACGCCGCACTTAAGGTGGCTGGCGCATTGAGTATACTGATGCTGGCCATGAGTGTTTCGTTAGGTATAATGTCTATCGTAGGGCCGTTGGGTACTGCTGCACTTCCTGGCATAGGCATAATGATACTTGTTTTAGCAGCGGTCGCGGCTGCTATTGGAATTCTTTGCGGCGTTACGGGTATCGATGCTGCACTCAAGGTAGCGGGCGCATTGAGTATACTGCTGTTGTCGCTATCCGCGGCATGCTTTATTATGGCTGCGGCTGCGTCAATGATGGCCGGTGCTGTAGTCGGCGCTAAGCAGTTGCTAATTGTTCTTGGCGTTATGGTTGCGATTTTGGCAACTTTGGCGGTCTTTTCTGCAATGAATCCAGAGGGGACTATCGCCGTGATGAAAACCATGGGTCAAGCGATTGGCGAATTTATAGGCGGCATTATAACCGGTGTAGCTAACGCTGCTATCGGTCTGCTGCCCGCCATCGGTCAAGCCCTGTCCGACTTCATGACGAATGTTAAACCCTTTATCGACACAGTTAGCACAATCGGTCCTGGTGCCATAGTTGGCGCTGGGTATTTGACAGCAGCTATTTTGCTGTTGACTGCTGCTGATTTCTTAACTGGGTTGGTGTCTATCTTTACTCTGGGACAAGGCTCGCTTGGCACCGTTGGCGAACAGTTAAAGGCATTCGGAGAAGGTGCTAAGGCTACTTTCGATGTAATCCAGGGCGTCGGCCCCGATGCTGTCACGGCTGCCTCGAACGTTGCTACAATGATTCAAACCCTAAGCGAATGCGATACCAGTCGTATTGCAGATTTGGATTTCGAGAGCATAAAGACAAAGCTTAGTGCTTTCGGTTCGGCAGTTGTTGACTTCTCTGACAAAATAACTGGCAAAATTAACGCTGAAGCGGTCCAGGCTGCAGTGTCCGCTGGGGAATTATTTGTGGCCCTTAACAATTCTCTTCCGAAAAGTGGCGGGTTTGTACAGGACATTATCGGCGAGCAGGACTTCGAGAAATTCAGTACGGCATGCAGAGCCTTTGCTAACTGCATGATCGATATAAACGCTGCGGTAAGTCAAGAAGGATTTGCTATGCAGTCGGAGAAGATCTCCCAGTTAATCACTGCCGGTACACAGTTCGCTGAACTAAACACTGCTCTGCCGAGAACTGGCGGCATAGCACAAGACTTAGCTGGTGAGCAAGACTTGGCCGCTTTTGGTGCAGCATGTGTAGCTTTCGCCAATTGTATGGCAGAGATAAACGCTGCACTAAGCCAAGAAGGATTTGTTGTCCAGTCAGAGAAAATCTCGCAGCTGGTTGTAGCTGGCGAGCGATTCAATGATCTGAACACTGCTCTGCCGAGAACCGGAGGAATAGCACAAGACTTAGCTGGTGAGCAAGACCTGGCTACATTCGGAGCAGCATGCGTAGCCTTTGCTAGCTGCATGGCAGCGATAAATGCTGCGGTAAGTCAGGAAGGTTTCGCTATCAATCTTGAGGCCATCGAATCTCTTAAACAAGCTGGCCTCAAAATGAACGAGTTGCAAGAGGCTCTTCCGAAATCTGGCGGTTGGATACAGACGATAGCTGGTGAGCAAGACATCGGCAATTTTGGTACGAAGATAAAAGCCTTTGGCCATGCCATGTCTGACTTCTCAACCACTGTCACAGAACTTGACACTGACCACATGGATACCGCAATAACCGCTGCTAACCGGATCAAGACACTATCCAATCAATGCGCAGAACTTGACACAAGCGGACTGTATGTTCTTTCTACTGGAATTAGGCAACTTGGCACAACCATGGCTACGTTCGGTAAAAAAGTCATCGATATAGATGCTGGCAAAGTTACAACAACTGTATCGGTCGCTATGAGACTTAAGACTCTGATAGCTAGTTTGGCTGGTCTTGATGCAAGCGGCGTCGAAAACTTCAAGCCGAACGCCATAGGCTCTGCTATGAAGGAGTACTCAGACAAAGTTGCCGGTATAGATGCTGCAGCCGTTTCGTCGTCTATTTCTTCTGCGGTTAGACTGAAGACCTTCATCACTAGTTTGGCCGGATTGGATACAAGTGGCATTGGCACGTTCACCTCGGCTATAAATAAGCTTGCCAGTGTTAATATTTCCGCGGTTGTGGAAGCGTTCTCTGGAGCAACTGACAAGTTAACAGCTGTTGGTGCTAACATGATTGATGGCTTGCTTAAGGGAATGCTTTCTAGGGCATCTTCTGTCGGTTCGACGGCTACTAATCTAGTTGCTTCCATAGCGAAAACTATAGTTTCTAAAGCCGGATTGTTCGATACGGCTGGCAAGACTTTAATGGCGAAGCTGGCTTCTGGCATCGTTAGCAAAAAGTCTTCGGTGAATTCTGCTGTGTCGGCATGCCTTTCCGATGCATCGAATAAAATTCGTAGTTATTACGGTGGATTTTATAATTCCGGTGCTTATTTAGTTATGGGATTCTGCAATGGCATTAGCGAGAATTCGTGGCGAGCAGAGTCTAAGGCTAGGGCTATGGCTAGGAAAGCAAAAGAAGCGGCAGAGGCAGAGCTGGAAATCAAGTCTCCGTCTAAAGTGTTTAAACGGATCGGCGCTTATGTGCCGCAAGGCTTTGCGATCGGCATCGGTATGTACGATGACAAAGTCACTGATGCTGCTGCAAATATGGCCTCTTCGGCGATAAATGCTACGAGAAGTGCCATGTCTACAGTGCTTGATGCTTTGAACGGGGATATAGATGCGCAGCCGACGATTCGCCCGGTAGTTGACCTCAGCGACGTTCAGACAGGTGCTGACGCTATCAACGGACTGTTCAATAGCGCTCAGACTATGGGGGTTCAGTCGAATCTTAATGCAATTGGCTCTAGGATGAATGCGATGCGTCAAAATGGTAGTAACGATGATGTAGTCTTAGCGATTAATAAACTGCGCGATAAGCTTGATGGACTCGGCAATACGTCCTATACTATTAACGGTGTCACGTATGACGATGGCTCCAATGTTACTGACGCTGTCGAAACGCTTGTGCGCTATGCTAAAATTGGAAGGAGGGTGTAATATATGGCGACTGCTTTTATAACTAACTTTGGTCTCCAGGCAGGTACCGATAGAGTTATATATGCAACTTGGACTTGGAACCAGGAGCATACAAAAGGTTATAATGTACGATGGTATTATGCCACTGATAACCATTCTGGTGGCGATTATATCTGGTTCATCGGCAATGATAGTGAAGTCAGCAGGGAGCAATCCACCTATACTGCACCCTCTAACGCCATATGTGTCCGATTTATCGTAAAGCCTATATCAGAGACATACACTGTAAAAACTGAAAGCGGCAGCTATGAGGCTGATTACTGGACCGCTGATTGGTCAACTGAGCACACCTATACGTTTATTGATGTTCCGGATGCCCCATCAGCCCCTAGCATTACGCTAAAAGATTATCTACTTACCGCTTCTCTGGATAATTTAAATTCCGATGTATCGTTAATTCAGTTCGAGATAGTTAAAGACAATGCAACCGTATTCAAGACTGCCCAGGCTGATGTTACGAACGGTCATGTCGAATATTCCTGTTATGTCGATGCCGGTAGCGAATATAAAGCTCGCTGCCGAGTATCCCAAAAGGGAAGCAAAAACATGCCGTTTATTACCGACTATCTGTATAGCGAGTGGTCTGAGTATTCAAGTAATGTCAGTACAATACCGTTAGCCCCCTCCGGATTTACAAAATGCATAGCAAAAACCACGACCTCTGTATATCTGGAGTGGGATGCGGTAAATACTGCTACGTCTTACGACATCGAATATGCGACTCAGATTGACTATTTCGATAGTTCAGATAAGACACAGAGTATAACAGGCATTGAAACGACTCGCTACGAGAAAACCGGTCTTGACGATGGCGACACATATTTCTTTAGACTTCGAGCTGTTAATTCAACTGGTAAATCGCCGTGGTCTGAGGCTAGTTCAGTAGTCGTAGGTAAAAAGCCAGCGGCTCCTACTACTTGGTCTTCAATGACGACTGTTGTCACAGGAGAACCGCTGATCCTATATTGGGTTCATAACTCCGAAGATGGCTCTAGTCAGACCAAAGCGGAACTTGAGATTACTATCAACAATACTGCAACGACCTACACGATACAAAATTCAACAGCAGAAGACGAGAAAAACAAAACCAGCTCTTATACACTTAGCACAGCTGGATACCTCGAGGGGGGTAGAATTCTATGGCGCGTCAGAACCGCCGGCGTGACTAATGAATACGGCGATTGGTCTGTGCAAAGAACCGTTGATGTTTACTCCCCTCCAACTTTAACCCTTACCATAACAGACGCAACTGGTAATTCCTTCACCACGCTTACTTCTTTTCCTATAAAAATTAAAGCTACGGCTGGGCCAACTAGCCAGAGAGCAATAGGTTATCACCTTGCCGTTACAGCCAACAGCACCTATGAGACTGTTGACACTCTCGGCAATAAAAAGCATGTAAGAAAAGGTGAAACATTATACTCCAGGTACTTCGATAATACAAGCGAACTGTCGACGACGCTGTCTGCAAGTAATATTAGCTTAGAGAATAACGCTAGTTACACGGTGACTTGCACGGTATCCATGAACTCGGGGCTGACCGCCGAATCGTCTCGGACGTTTGTTGTTGGATGGTCGGATGAACAGTATTATTTAAACTGTAAAATTGCCATTGACACAACTAACTATGTAGCCGCCATAAACCCGTTCTATACGGATGCAGATGGCGTATTCGTGAAAAATGTGACCCTTGCAGTTTATCGACGCGAATACTATGGCAAATTCACAGAGATTGTCAGCGGTGCCGAAAACGTTGAAAACATGTTTGTCAGCGATCCGCATCCTGCTCTGGATTACGCTAGGTATAGGATCGTTGCTACGTCCACGACTACAGGTCAGGTCGTATACTACGACGCCCCTGCGCAACCAGTTGGCGGTAAAGCTGCGATTATTCAGTGGGATGAGGCATGGTCCGACTTCGATGCTGCAATCGATGACACGCTGGCGTATCCAACGTGGTCTGGGTCGATGCTCCGCCTTCCGTACAACATTGATGTATCCGATAGCAATGGCCGCGACGTCGAGTTAGTTGAATATATCGGCAGAGAACACCCGATTACTTATTATGGGACTCAACTTGGTGTCGCATCTACTTGGAAGACCGATATCCCGAAGTCTGATGTAGAGACACTTTACACGTTGCGCCGTCTGCAAAATTGGATGGGCGACGTCTACATACGCGAGCCTTCCGGCAGTGGCTATTGGGCAAACGTTGACGTATCTTTTAACATCAACCATAAAGCTGTGGTTATTCCAGTATCCATTTCAATTAAAAGAGTAGAAGGGGGCGTGTAATATGATCGATTGGCTGTCATCAATGCAGCAAACATATGAGTATTATACTGTCGACCCCAACACTTGGAAGGACGTTAAACGAATCGAAAATGTTCTGAGCTGTACAATTGATCGTGATTCAGAAACTGAGACACTCGGCTCTGCGAATATTAGTATGGCAGACCCAGTAGGCGAATGCTACATTCGAGTGTATCTCGTAGCAATTCAAAATGGAATTACGTATAAGGAACCGCTTGGGACATTTTTGATTCAGACGCCGTCATGGAAATTTAATGGAAAGACAAAAGAAAATTCGATAGATGCCTATACTCCACTGCTTGAGTTGAAGGAGAATCTGCCGCCTATTGGATACTCGTTGCTCGAAGGCGACAACATCATGGATGACGCATATCGTATATGCAGAGAACATGCCAGGGCGCCCGTCATCAAGGCATCATGTTCGACGACGTTATATGACGATTTTGTCGCAAACACTGATGACACCTGGCTAACGTTTTCGGCGGATCTGATAGCCAATGCCCGGTATACATTTGGTCTGGATGAATTAGGGAGAATACTTTTCTTACCAGTACAAGACACTGCCTCACTGCAACCAGTCTGGACGTATACTGACGACAACAGTTCGATTCTTTATCCAGACATTTCATTTGATAGGGACCTATATGGTATCCCGAACGTTGTCGAAGTAGTGTATTCCAACCGATACGACCTCGGCAATGGCATGTATTATGCTCGGGTGGTGAATGACGATCCGAATAGCCCGATATCGACAGTTAAACGTGGGCGCGAAATCGTCCGTCGAGTGACCAACCCCGATTTATATGGCGATCCTACAGAAAATCAAATACGAGAATATGCTGAGCGTCTTCTTCGCGAGTTGTCCACGCTGGAATGCACCGTAACTTATTCACACGGCTATTGCCCAGTGCGACTTAATGACTGTGTGCGTCTTAATTATGCTCGTTCGGGCATAACTGACGTAAAGGCAAAAGTGATTAGTCAATCCATTGACTGTAGTGCGGGCTGCAAAGTAACCGAAACTGCAGTCTACACTACTAATCTATGGAGGTGATATAGAATGAAATTGTCGAAAAAATTAGTATCGGAGTTTGCTAAAGTTACAAATAATACTGAGAAGCCGAAAAACGAGACTACGGTTTATGGAGTCATTACTAAAAACGGTGATTCAACTTATGTACGACTCGATGGCTCACCAGACGGTGTATTAACTCCGGTATCTACCACCACAGATACGCAGGACGGCGATCGTGTAACAGTCTTGATTAAAAATCATACTGCTATAGTCACTGGTAATGTGACATCTCCTTCTGCTAGAACAAACGATGTTCAAAATATAAGCAATGAGGTAGATAACCTAAAAACCAATAAGCTCTCCGCCAATGACGCAGATCTTAAGTATGCAACTATATCTAATCTAACTGCCACCAATGCAGAGGTAGATAACCTCGAAGCTAAACACGGGGCATTTGAGACTGTCACTGCCAAAAACTTCGAAGCCGTGGACGCTAAGATTGATAGTCTTGATGTTGGTGATCTAAGCGCGAAGTATGCGAACATTGACTTCTCGAACATTGGCAAAGCAGCTATGGAGTATCTGTATTCCAAGTCTGGCTTGATTGAAAACGTAACAGTCAGCGAGGGGACAATTACCGGAACCCTTGTTGGTGTAACAATCAAAGGCGATCTAATTGAGGGTAATACGGTCGTAGCAGACAAGCTGGTCATCAAAGGTCAAAATGGATTGTATTATAAGCTCAATACCGATGGGGTATCCATAGAAGCAGAGCAGACTCAGTACAATAGTTTGAATGGTAGCATCATTACTGCAAAATCGATCACTGCGACTAAAATTAGCGTGGATGATCTGGTGGCATTTGATGCTACTATCGGCGGCTTCAATATTACCAGTGATGCGTTATATTCTGGCGTGAAGGAGTCTGTAGGGAATACTACCCGAGGAATTTATCTTGGAAAGGATGGACAAATGGCAGTAGGCGATTCACAGAATTATCTTAAGTATTACAAAACTTCAGATGGGAGTTACAAACTTGAGATGTCCGTTGGCGGAACCGACCTATCTGATGCATCCAAGACAGCAACCAATTTCTTAACATATGATGCTACTAATGGCGTGCAGCTTGGTAATCGTTCTGGCGGCTCATGGGGCAGTTTCCGTACGCAAATCACCTCTACTGCATTTAATATTCTGGATTCTGCAGGGAGCACATTGGCAAGTTACGGAGAAAAATTGGTCGATCTTGGCAAGAATGCGACAGATGCAGTAATTAAGCTTTGCGGCGGCAAGGGGCAGATCGAATACACCACCCTAGATCTGGATGGCACGACGGATGACTATCTGCAAGTCTCAGCCGACAAATTGTGGTTTCGTGGTGATAGCGCGGTAGGGTTGCATTCTGCCAAATATAGCAGCTCTGGAAACGCAATGCATCGGTCGGCAATCAATCTCGATTCAGAACATGCCGATATATTCTCTATGGCTACTGGCGTAGGTAGTTCTAGGGTAACACTGACGCCCACGTCCGCGAGCATCTCATCAGATGGGGACATGATTATCAGCGTGAATGCAGTAAGGGATAGCCATGGCAAATTCGTTAGTGTGGAAACGGGTTCGTCGGGGATTTGGTTCTATAAAAAATGGTCAAACGGTGACACGGAATTGTGGGGGAGCTACCCAATTGCCGGTTGGGGATGCTCTAACACATTTGGGAGCATGTATCGCACCGACTTGATCACTCCGCCATCGTTCCCATTCACAATCTACAGTCCAAATTTGACAGCTAGCTATGAAACTAATGGCTATGGCGCAATTCTCTGGGCAACAACCAACACAACAACGGAGGGGCCTCCATCTTACTATCTGGTGCGTCCGACAAGCGTCTTGATAAATAACGGGAGTTTTATCTTCCATGTATTCGGAAAATGGAAAAATGTAATTGAGACCGATTCGTGATCGGTGTAAGGGGTATAGCATATGAGTGAGGCTATAATTATCGCAATTTTATCAGTTGCTGGAACGGTGCTTGGATCTCTGCTTGGGATTCTTGCGTCAAATAAGCTTGTGGTCTATCGGATCGAGCAACTCGAAAAGAAGGTCGAGAAGCATAATGGTGTTCTTGAACGAGTGTATTCTTTAGAAACAAACAAGGCGGTTGTTGATGAAGAAATTAGGGTCGCCAATCATAGAATTGACGATCTTGAAAAGTGGCAGCAAAACTCTGCAAAGACTGTATAACATTAAAAGGAGGACAATACTATGAAAATTAACTGGTTGGTAAGACTTAAGAACAAGGCTTTCTGGGTCGCGATCATCCCGGCGGTTCTTCTGCTGGCTCAGCAGGTTTGCGCTCTGTTCGGTGTTGAACTGAACGTTGCGGGCGTGTCTGATCAGCTCATTGCGATTGTCGGTACGGCATTCAGTATTCTGGCGCTCATTGGCGTCGTGAACGATCCTACCGTTGCAAGTCTGTCTGATAGCAAGCAGGCTATGACGTATACCGAGCCGAAGAACGACAAATAAAACAAAAAGAGGGGCTAGCGAAAGCTACAACCCCTCTTCTTTTTACACAATTTTATTTTTCTGCCCAATTATTTGAATGCCATAGTTTCTGCGCTTCTCGGTGCCCCGCGTTCCAAAATCACCAAAGTATTTATCGATAGCATTCTGAGCGCAGTAATGAGTTTTGTACAGATTATCGTCTCCATTTATATTTACTTCCCAACCGTCAGGCGATCCAAAAATGTAAATCTTTCTATATTTAATAGGTTCATATTCTTTTGTTTTAACTGTGTCTTTCCAAACGATCCTCATGATGCATCGTCCTTTCTACCAACAATATTAATTCCTAACTGGTGTCTTTTAGGGTTGGCCTTACGAGTTTTGCCTCCTAATGTTTCGTCAATGGCATTTAACGCGCATTCTCTAGGCATGTAAATATTTTTGTATGATTATATTATCAAGGGCGTCGCTGAAGGTCGCTCGTACACATATTTGAAAACTGTTTTAGGCATCCCGTGTGGTAAAGACATGTATTACGACAGATATAGAAAATTCTTTTGGCTACTTAACGAATCGAGAGAGCGAGGTGTCCGCTATGGATCAAAGAGAACTGTTGGATGATAATCTATACAATATAATTTCAAAATGCTTTATACATAATAAACGGCAAAACATGTCTGAGATCTTTGTTGTTTACGTAAATGGTGCGCGTGAGAGAATCTGGACATTTAACCCTCTGCGCCACACATTTGACTACCAAGATTTCATAGGAAAAACAAAGATAGAAGCTGTGTTTTATTGCGATAGAAAGAGTAGTCGCATTATTTAATTGCTTAACTTCGCGCGATTAACATTCCCTTTAATGGAAAGAAACTCATTAATCGGAGGTGTTAATACATGCGGAAATCGGTACTTATTAGTAGTACACTCATCGCGTGGGTTATGGCCATTGTTTACGATAAAATCGAGAAAACAACTGGCACAGAGCTTGACGCGTTGCTGTGGGCTGCGCTAATAACAATAGCGGTTGGCTTGTATGTAGGACTGTATAGAAATAATGAAGATAGACCAAAGAGGGAGCTCTAACAAGGGCTCTTTCTTTTTGCGCTATGTGTTCGCGAAATTTACACCTCCTTTTATGAGAAAAATAGGATATTAATAACATTAAATTACATTATTTTTATGGAGGAATTAATTATGACTAATTCGTATGTTATCACAAGAGATGGCTTGAGAATGTCGTATGAGGAGTACATGGAAATGGTTAAGGCTGAATGCAAGTAACATCTGTATTCTCTAAAGATTGAGCTCTAACAAGGGCTCTTTCTTTTATATTTTAACTCGCGAAGATAACAGGGTCTATTATGGAAGGAGTGATTAATATGACAAGAAAACAAATTGATGCTAGTCGCGAGGTTCGCCTGTGGCTTTGCCAGATTGTGTTGCCCGCAGTGGGTATTGCAATGATGGTGCCTGAAGCTCGAGAGGCGGTCGTAGCGAAAGCTCAGAAAGTTAAACAGTCTATTAATACTGCATTCACAAAAGAGTAAAGGATTAGGGCTCTAATTGGGCCCTTTTCTTTTTATATTTTAGCTCGCGAAAATAACAGAGTCTATTATGGAGAAAACAAAACTTTTAGGAGGTAAAAGATATGATCATGACTATTATTGTGTTGTTTATGGTGCTCGTGCTTACCGCGGTGATGCTGGTCTCCGCCATTATTGGTGGAGTTAGCTTCATCATGGTATTCGGCGATGCGCTGGTATTCGCGCTGGTAGTTTACTTGATTGTAAAAGCTTTCAAGAAGATGAACTCTATGAAAGAGGGAGAGACTCAGAAATGAGCCTCTTCTCTTTTTATTTTCTATTCTAGGTTAAAAATTTCTATTCTAGATTAGAAAACCCGCACGTAGGTTACATATTGCAATGATACTTTTATTTTTGAAAGGAGAAACTTATGAAAATCTTAGTGTACGTAATTATTCTTTTAGCTGGTGTTGTTATTGGGCTAATCGTTGGTCGAGTAATCGCAACTGGGAAGGCGATGGGGCGATTGAGAATTGACCACTCAGAACCGTATGAGCCAACACGGATGTTTGTCGAGCTAAAGGGTGTCACGCCAGACGTTATTGCCCAATACAAATTCGTAACGTTCGAAGTTATTAATGAAAGTTACCTTTCGCGAGATTGACAGACCCTATTATGGACGAGTAGTTCATCATTATTTAAGGAGGAATTCAAAATGAGTATGGAAACCTTGCTGCAGGTAGAGATTGAAGAGAAGTTTAATAACTTGGCTGCGATGGACGTGGGCTCTAAAGAGTACGCAAGTGCTGTAGATAGTGTTACTAAATTGGTGGACCGAGCGATTGAGATTGAGAAACTTGATACATCTGAAACTCAGAACAAGGATCAGATGAAAGAGGATCGAAAGTCTCGATTGACTAAGAATTGCATCGATATTGGTTCGATTATCTTGCCGCTGGCAGTGACTATTTGGGGAGCGAAAGCCAGCTTCAAGTTCGAAGAAACTGGCACGATCACAACTGGAGTCGGAAGAAAATTCATGGACAAACTCATCAAACGATGAGAACTAACGTAGAAAGCGGGGGCTATGGAAACATGGCCTCTTCTTTTTCACGCGAAATTAACAGAGTCTATTATAGAATAGAATACTTATCATAAAGGAGGATGGCTGTATGTTGATGTTTGGATTCGCATTGATTCTTATTGGCGTGTTCATTGTTGGGAAGTATTCTGACAGACGGTAGAGGGGGTTACAGCCCCTTCTATTTTTAGAAAGGAGCACTTATGCGATACCACTATGAAAAACCGGTCATGTATTCCACATTATATGGGTCGGTATACGCCTGCAATCATCCTGTTTACAACAAATGCACGCTGTTCAAAATAAATAGCAAAGGGCTGGCTATAATACAGCAAAGATACAATCCGGACGGAAAATTTACATATTGGGGAGAAATAGACCCCTGGCTCGCCGATGAACTATACTTGCATACAAAGTTCGAAGAGTTTTTCAACGAACGTTCAGGCGAATGCAATGATGGCCTATATCCAACAGTTACAATACGACAAATTATGTGGGGTTTAAAGATGAAACCCTTGCCGAGGGAGCGCTGGGAAACATGCTTTGACAGAAGGCTTATATGATTCGCGAAATTTACACACTCTATTATGGAAAGAATACTAAATTTTTAGGAGGTTATATATTATGAAAGAATTTTGGAAAGATTATGTGGAACTTTGCAAGATGAGTGGACATTTTTGCAAGACGCACTGGAAAGGTGTTGTCCTGCTGAATGCTGGGCTTATCGCTGCGGAGCTCGCGTACTACCAGATTCGCTATAATGTGTTCGATCTTAACATTGGTAAGAAAACCAAAGAGGATGAGGCTCTGTAATGAGTCTCTTCTCTTTTTATTTTTGAACGTAGCGAGGTTTTCCAGTTCGCGAGATTGACAGGGCCTATTATGGAAGACTATAACTTTTAGGAGGTTTTACAATATGAAAGACTACATTAAAATTGGACTTGCTGGATTTGCCGGTTATCTGATCGGCTTCTACGAGTACAAATACAAAGTGATGAAAGTCATGTTGGAAAGCAAGCTTGAAAAGGAAGAGGAAACTAAGAAGGAGGATGAGGAAACTAAGAAGGAGGATGAGGCTCAGTAATGAGTCTCTTCTTTTTTGTTTTTCGAACGAGACTCGCAGTTCGCGAAATTTACAAGCCCTATTATGAGAGAGTAAGAGAAATCCAGTACCAAATTATATTTGGGAAAAGAGCTGAGACGAAAGTCTTTGTGACATCGAAAAGTCACATGCTTTCTCTTTTTATTTTAGCAAATACCCTAACCCGAGGAGTGGAGAAGAAATGGATTTACAATCGTTTATTAAGCGCAATGCGCCAACTATATTAACTTGTTTAGGTGCGGTCGGCGTAGTTGCAACAACCGTCATGGCGGTAAAGGAGACGCCTAAAGTCTTAACTTTACTTGAGGACGCGAAAGAAAAGAAAGGAGAGGATCTGACTAAGCTTGAAAAGTTCAAAATAGCAGGTCCGGTTTATGTTCCGTCAGTAATCACTGGTGTAGCGACTATAGCTTGTATATTTGGTTCTAATGTTATCAGTAAGAATCAGCAAGCGACCCTTATGAGCGCCTATGCGTTATTGGATAATTCTTATAAAGAATACAAAAAGAAAACGGATGAACTGTATGGCGAGGACGCTGGTAGACAAATCCGTGGAGAAATCGCGAAGGACAAGTACACGGGTGACGAGGTTTCATTAGATGATGATAAAGAATTATTCTACGATTTCTACTCTGGAAGATACTTCGAGTCTACTAAAGAAGCAGTCTTACGGGCGCAATACGAGATAAACAGATCTATGTTTGTTAACTACGCGGTAGGTCTTAATGAGTATTACGATCTTCTTGGCCTGGAAACGCGACCGGAGTATGAAACACTAGGATGGGCTTGTGGACAAATCGAAGAAATGTATTGGCATCCTTGGATTGAGTTTAGTAATGAGGAGACCATTATCGACGGTGATTCCGAGCATAACGAAGGTATGAAATGCACGATCGTTCACATGCCGTTCGAGCCATTCATCGATTATCAGGACTATTAATTCGCGAAAAAAACAGAGACTATAATGAAAGGAAGTGACTTTATGGATAAAGCTAAACTGTTTAAACTTGGTTTTAGCGCTCTTGGGATGTTGCTGACGATCGGTTCGACGATTGTTAACGACAAGATCAGAGACGACAAAATGGAAGAAATGGTTGATGAAAAGGTCAAGGAGGCACTTGGCGATCAAGCGAAGGAGCTCTAAACGAGCTCTTTTGCTTTTAATTTTTAAAGGAGGAAAGTAGTAATGAACAAACCAAATGTGGCAGCTTTGCTTAAGGACATTCAAATGTTTGCGTCCAAGCATAGCCCAGAGATTCTTACCGGTCTTGGAATCGCCGGTATGATTACAACGACCGTCCTGGCGGTTAAAGCCACCCCAAAAGCGCTGACCCTCATTGACGAGAAGAAAGAAGAGCTTGAGTTGCAACCCAAGGATAATTTAACTCCAGTCGAAACCGTAAAAGCTACATGGAAATGCTATATCCCGGCTGCGATTACTGGCGTATCGTCCGTTGCCTGTTTGATCGGCGCCACATCGGTAAACGCAAGGCGTAATGCAGCGCTGGCAACCGCATATAATTTGTCCACCACTGCTTTATCTGAGTACAAAGAGAAGGTTATCGAGACCATCGGTGAAAAGAAAGAGCAGATCGTACGGAACAAGGTAGCTGAAGAACGTATCGCAAAGGAGCCCGTGAATCAGTCAGCCATCATCGTGAGCGGCAACGGTAACACTCGATGTTTCGACACAATCACGAAACGTAGATTCACATCCGATATCGAATCAATTAAGAGTATAGTAAACGAGCTCAACAGACGAATGGTCAGTGGCGAAGATTATATTTCTTTGAATGAGTTCTATTACGAGCTTGGCTTGGATGGTTCCTCCATTGGAGATGAACTTGGATGGAATGTCAGTGACGGGTTGATCGAGTTAGACTACAGCGCTCAGTTGGACACGGATGGTACGCCATGCATCGTAATCGATTACGCGATTGCGCCTAAACGTGGGTATCAGTTCTATCGCTAATTCGCAATTCGCGAAATTTACAGGTTCTATTATGGCATAATACTAAATTTTATTATTAAAGGAGAATTATTATGGAAAACGAAGTTATGAACTATGACGAAACTATGGAAGAAGTCGAAACTAACGAGACGGAAACCGAGGGTTCTGAAATGGGAACTGGCGTTGCAATGCTTATTGGCGCCGGCCTTGCGTTCGCATCTACTGCGATCGTGAAGCTGGGCAAGAAGGCATATGCTGCGTACAAGACCAAGAAGGAGCAGCGGAAGCCGGATGAAAGCGACGACGCAGAACCTAGCGACGAAGAGTAAACTCGTTACCGAGTAAATTCAAAGTAATGAGGCTAGTATTAGCAAGGTGGAGGACATCTGTAACAGGGTGTTCTCCTCTTTTCTTTTGATTTTTAGTATGAGGTATGGAGTATGAATTTGTATACCTATGACGGCCCGGTTCTGGAATTTGACAGGATTATTGCAGACCATTGGGTCGCCTCTACTCGAGCAGCATCAGAAAAGAAGGCTCGCTGTAATTTGGCGTACCAGTTCAAAATGCAGAACGGCCGATCGCCGCAATCTAAAATAACTGTTCCAGGAAAAATAACTATTACTGAAGGAGATGATCAGTATAATGGCTGAGATCGATATTAATAAGCTTTACGATAATCTGCCCGATAATTCGCACAAAAGTCGTGTCGAAAAGGCTGCAAAAACTGAGAAGGCTGAACCTATTGAGGGGAAGCGTGCAGACAAGGTTGTCCACGGTAAGGTAAAAACTCGGAAGAACGAGATGCGTAAACTGACCGATGTTTTCATTTCCGAAGATGTCACTAACGTCAAGAATTATATTTTGCTAGATGTGCTCGTCCCATCTATTAAAAAGGCTATCTACGATATCGTAGTCAATAGTCTTGATATGAGTCTCTTTGGCGGTCGTGGTAGTGGTAAGCGCCCTACGGCAGATAAGGTCTCTTATCGAGACTATAATGGCGTTAGTCGGAGAGACGATCGTGCATATTCTGGTTCCAGAACTACGTCTGGCTACAGCTATGACGATATCGTACTTGAGACTCGAGGGGAAGCTGAGGCGGTTCTGTCCAGAATGGACGAGATTATGGAAGAATATGAGATCGTCAGAGTGGCCGACCTATACGACCTGGTTGGTATCACTGGTGATTACACAGATAACAAATACGGGTGGACAAACATCCGTAATGCAGACATTGTGCGTGTGCGCGATGGTTACAAAATCAAAATGCCAAGAGCATTGCCTATTCGTTAATTAAAGGAGGATATTTAAGTATGAAGACTGATTTCGTTAATAAAATGAGCAGATCTTTCCATAAGGTCGGATTTAAATTTAAAAAGCACAGCCCTGAAATTCTGGTTGTCACAGGTGTTATCGGCACCGTGGCTAGCGCTGTGATGGCGTGCAAAGCTACGCTGAAAGTTAATGATGTTATCGACGAGGCCAAGGAAACTGTCGACAAGATTCACGAGTGTGTCGGCCAGAATCTGCATACCTCTGATGGCGAGGAGTATACGCAGGAGGTTGCTAACAAGGACCTTGCTATTACTTACGTCCAGACTGGTTGGAAGCTGACTAAACTGTATGGTCCTGCTATTCTGCTCGGCGTCGCATCTATCGGTTGCATGGTTGGGTCCAATCAGATCCTGCGTAAGAGAAACATTGCCTTGGGTGCTGCGTTTAAGGCAGTTGATACGAGCTTCAAAGAATATCGCGGTCGTCTGATCGATAGATTCGGAAAGGAGCTTGACCGCGAGCTTCGTTTCGGCACCACGACTAAGGAAGTCGAAGAGCAAGTAATCGATGAGAACGGGAACGAAACAACCGTTACTAAGGCAGTCGAGGTTGTCGATCCGAATGCGGCTCATAGTATTTATTCTGTTGTGTTCTATGAAGGCAACACTGGCTGGACTAAGAATGCTGAGCTGAACAAAGTTTTCCTGATCCAGCAGCAGAATTATGCCAACGACAAACTTAGACTCAACGGCATTCTTACGCTGAATGAAGTTTACGACATGCTTGGCGTAGCAAGAACTGCATATGGTCAGATCGCAGGCTGGGTTTACACGGAGGATAGCTCGGTTGGCGATAACTTTGTGGACTTCGGCATCTTCGATCCTGATGACACTACGAAGTGCAACTTTATCAACGGTTCTGAGAGAAGCATTATCCTTGACTTCAACTGCATCGGAAACATTCTTGATTATATTTGAAGGGTTCCGAGCCTGAGCGACCTTGGGCTCACAGGTACAATGCAAGATCTATTCGACTACCCTTGGTTATTCCCAGCATAAATGCCAGGGGTAGACTAGTAAAGGAGAGACGCTGATGACTGGTAAAGAGCTAATTCTTTATATTTTGGAAAACGATCTGGAAAATGAAGTCGTTATCAAAGACGGCGTGTTCGTATGGCTTATGGATGAAGAAGAAGCTGCTGTTAAATTCGACGTTGGCGTAGCAACCATCAGAGCGTGGTATGTTTGCGGCATGCTTAGCGGTACAAAAATAGGCGATCATTTGTATTTCTTGCGAAATATCAAAGATCCGCGGAAGGATGATAAACATGAGAAGTAAGTCTAAAGTCGTATCTTATGTGCTAGCGGCTCTATCTGGAGCATGCTTCGTAACAGGGGTAGCGCTTTTATCAACTGAAGGGAGCGCTGCCAAACATGGAGTATGCAAAGAGACTAGTATCGACGCTTGAGCATTTAGTGAGCACAAAAAGTAAAAAACATATTGTCGGTGGTGTACTGCTTAGCGCCTCTATATTTTTAGGAGGTCTTGCATTGACAGCAATGTCAATAAAAATCAAGGAGGAAAGTAATGAACCGCAATACGCTGGTTAAAGCATTTATGTTTGTTGCCGGGGCTGCTATTGGCTCCGTGGCAACATGGAAAGTCGTAAAGACTAAGTACGAGAAGATTTCTCAGGAAGAGATCAACTCGGTCAAGGAGGAGTACGGGCGTTTGACAAAGCTGATGCGTATGGAAATCGAGGCTTGCCGTAGAATCACGAACGCGCATGCAGATGACGAGTCTGAGATCAAGGTTACTGACGAGCCTGAAGATGACGACTATCCTGACGACGATGATCGCGACTTCACTGAGAAGGAGAAAGAGCAGATCAACTATTATAAGCTCACCAGCAAATATCGCAGCAGCGATGATGACGATGAGGATGAGGAAAATGATGATGAAGGAGACGGAAGTGAGGAAGATGAGGTCCCGTACATTAACGGTCCATACGTGATTTCACCTGAAGAGTTCTCGAGTAGTCCTCCGGGGTTTAACGCATGCCCACTTGACTATTATGCCGATGGCATTTTGGCAGATGGCTGGCATGTGGAAGTCAATATTGACGAAACTATCGGAGAAGATGCTCTGGAGCATTTCGGGGAATACGTGGACGATATTGTCTATGTCCGTAACGAGCGAACTCAGCTTGATTATGAGGTCACTCGCGATCCTCGGACATACCAAGAGGCTGCGTGGCCTTGTTCTTAAACTAATTCCTACTATACACGATGAGAAATGACGAAAGCATAAGAATATCATATTTCGAATGGATGTACGAACTTATGTGTGACGGACGATTTGCTGACACTATTTCATATAGACAGCTTTTTACGTTTCTGCATAACACGGAGTTCGTATATTTTGTTCCACACGATGAGAATCGAGCAGACGATGGCATATCTTTAAGGTATCACTTTTGTGTAATGCGTGGTTGCGAGAAGTTGGAATGCTATCTCGACGGACCTTGCAGTGTCTTAGAAATGATGGTCGCGTTGGCGATTCGTGAGGAACATATTATGTCCGATCCGGACAGAGGAGATCGTACTGCTCAATGGTTCTGGTCAATGATAGCCAGTTTAGGGTTGAGTGGTATGACCGATTATAATTTTGACGAGGGGTTCGTGAGCGAGTCTATTGCGAGATTCTTAAATCGTGAGTACAGCCCAGACGGTAAGGGCGGCCTATTCACAGTGAAAAGATGGAATCGCGATGCACGAACTGCTGAAATATGGCACCAGCTCCTAGCGTATTTAAATACTTTGGGGTGAGCTAATCAGAAAGGAGGCTACAGAATGTAATGCTCGATTTTTTCACAGTAGCAACTCGCATTAGGAAACCCGGATACACTGAGATCTATCCGAAGTTTCAAGTAAAACCTACAGAAGATCTCATGATTAGAGGCGGAGACTTCTACGCAGTGTGGGTTGAGGATCGAGGTTTGTGGTCTACTGATGAGTATGACGTTGTGCAGCTGGTGGATCGTGAACTTACTAAGTACGCGGAAGAACACAAAAATGAAATCGACGGCAATGTAAAGATATGTTACATGTGGGATGCCGAGTCTGGAATGATCGACGCATGGCATAAGTTCTGTCAGAAGCAGATGCGAGATTCGTATCATATGCTCGACGAGAAACTTATATTTGCTAATGACGGAACGAACAAGAAGGATTACGCCAGTAAAAGACTTGACTATCCTTTGGAGCCTGGCGCTTGTCCTGCATATGAAAAAATCATCTCTACGTTGTACACCGAAGAAGAGCGACACAAACTCGAGTGGGCTATTGGATCTATCGTAACTGGAGATTCAAAGACTATCCAGAAGTTTGTGGTCTTATACGGCGGACCTGGTACAGGTAAATCGACTATCTTGAATATTATTCAGGAATTGTTTGATGGGTACCATGCTGTATTTGATGCCAAGGCGCTCGGCTCGGCTAATGCTCAGTTTGCGCTCGAGCCATTCAAGAAAAACCCGCTGGTTGCCATTCAGCACGACGGCGACCTGTCCAAGATCGAGGATAATACTCGGCTTAACAGTGTGGTTTCTCACGAATGGATGAGTGTCAACGAAAAGCATAAGGCTCAGTATGAGAATCGTTTTGTCTGTTTCTTGTTCATGGGTACGAACAAACCGGTTAAGATTACTGATGGTAAGTCTGGTATTCTTAGACGATTGATCGACGTGAGTCCATCTGGAAATAAGATTCCTGCCCGTGAGTATAGCAAACTTATGAAGCAGGTGAAATTTGAATTGGGCCCGATTGCATATCATTGTAAAGAAGTATATTTGTCTGATCCCGGCCGGTACGACGATTATATTCCCACTTCGATGATGAGTGCATCCAACGATTTCTACAACTTCATGATCGATTCGTATCATATTTTCAAGAGAGACGACGGAACGAGTCTGAAGGCGGCTTGGGAGATGTATAAGAACTATGTCGATGAGGCAAAGGTTCCATATTCTCTTTCCAAGATGCACTTCAGGACCGAACTCATGAACTATTTCAGAGAGTTTAATGAGCGGTTTACAACTGAGACTGGAGAGCGAGCTCGAAGTTATTACAGTGGCTTCCGCACTGAGAAATTTGAGACTGAGGCAGAGCAGCTTAGCAGCGAAGTGAAGACAGAAGAGCAGACCGAAGAAAATATTGTTCCTGACTGGCTTAAATTGGAAGCTCGGGAATCTATATTTGATAAGGAATGCGCTGGTTGTCCTGCACAGCGAGCCACCTCAAAGGAAACTCCGTCTCGAAAATGGGATGATGTAAAGACTACATTGTCCAAACTGGACACTTCTAAATTGCATTATGTCAAAGTCCCTGAGAATCATATTGTCATCGACTTTGATATTCGGGATGAATCAGGTAAAAAATCTTTCCTGAAGAATCTCGAAGCGGCGAAGGAGTGGCCGCCTACATACGCAGAATTAAGCAAGAGTGGTGAGGGCATTCATCTTCATTATATTTATAACGGAGATGTTACGAAACTCAGCCGCGTCTATGATGATGACATTGAAATCAAAGTATTCACCGGCAAGAGCTCGCTTAGGCGAATGTTGACGAAATGCAACAGTCTGCCGTTTGCGACAATTAGCTCTGGTCTGCCGTTGAAAGGAGATGATAAAGGTTTGGCTGCTAATTGGGACGGCATCAAAAATGAAAAGATGCTGCGCACAATGATTAAGAGGAATCTGAATAAGGAATACCACGCTGCAACGAAACCCAGTGTGGATTACATTGCGAAGCTGCTTGACGACGCCTATAACAGTGGCATTGGGTACGATGTCAGTGACATGAAGAATGAAATCTTCGCCTTTGCTGCTGGTAGCACGAATCAGGCGGACTATTGCATCAAGCTTGCCAACAAGATGAAATTCAAGTCGGAAGAACCTAGTCCTGCAGCGGACGCCGATAAGGATGAATTGGTGTTCTTCGACTGCGAGGTGTTTCCGAACCTGTTCTTGGTTAACTGGAAAGTTGCTGGTGAAGGAAAGCCTGTGGTTAGGATGATTAATCCGAAGCCGCACGAGATCGAAGAGCTGCTGAAGTTCAAGTTGGTCGGATTTAACTGCAGAAGATACGATAATCACATGCTTTATGCGTGCTTGCTTGGTTATAGCAACGATCAGCTGTATGAACTTTCTAAGAGTATCGTTAATGCGGAAAAGGGTAGCCGGAATAAAGCATTCTTCGGGGAGGCTTATAATCTTTCTTACACTGATGTTTACGACTTTGCAGCAAAGAAAATGTCTCTTAAAAAATGGGAGATTGAGCTTAATATCGGGCATAAAGAGCTCGGCCTTCCATGGGACCAGCCCGTTCCTGAAGAAAAATGGGAAGAAGTCGCTGCTTACTGTGACTGGGACGTAAAAAGCACAGAAAAAGTCTTTGAGCACCTTAAAGGCGATTTCACCGCTCGACAGATTCTAGCAGATTTGGCTGGTGGTAGTGTAAATGATACGACTAACAGCCTTACCACCAAAATCGTGTTTGGTAATGAACGAAAACCGAAGCTGGTTTATACTGATCTTGCTACAGGCGAGCAGTATGGTTCAGACGGCGTCGCAAAACAGAGCAGAGCACTTAATGCTTTTCCTGGCTACGAGTTCGTTTTTGATGAGAACAACAAACCCCATAACATGTACCGCGGAACGGACATTGGTTTTGGAGGTTACATTGTTTCTTTCCCAGGAATCTATGCAAACGTTGCGCTGCTAGACGTTAACTCTCTGCACCCAAACTCGATCCGAGCGATGAATTGCTTCGGCGAGTACACGAAAAACTTCACTGATATTCTGGATGCTCGTGTCGCGATTAAGCACGGTGATTATGACACTGCACGAAAGATGCTCGACGGCAGACTTGCTCCATATTTGGAGGATGAATCTACGGCGAAAGATCTTGCTCAGGCCTTGAAAATCGCAATCAACAGTGTCTACGGGCTTACTGCTGCTAGCTTCGACAACCCGTTCAGAGATATTCATAATAAGAACAATATCGTCGCTCTACGCGGGGCTCTCTTCATGCGAACTCTTCAAGACGAAGTTGAAAATCGCGGTTATCGCATTGTGGCTATCAAGACAGATTCCATCAAAATTGCTAATGCAGATAAGGAAATCGTCGATTTCTGCATGAAATTTGCTGAAAAATATGGCTATAAGTTCGATCATGAGGCAACATACGACCGTATCTGCCAAATCAATGACGCGGACTATATTGCGAAATATGCGGATAGCGCTTTGTGTAAATCCGTCTATGGGCACGTTCCTGGTGATAATGCCAAAGCCGAAAAGAAAGGTGAGATGTGGACAGCTACAGGGAAGCAGTTTCAAATTCCTTATGTCTTTAAAACTCTGTTTAGCAAGGAGCCTGCCGAGTTTGAGGACTTCTGCGAAGCCAAAGAGGTCAAATCTGCCATCTATTTGGATATGAATGAGAACCTCCCGAGTGAAGAGCATGACTATCATTTTGTCGGGAAAGTAGGCAATTTCTGTCCTATTAAGCCATGTTGCGGCGGCGGAGTTTTGGTGCGAGAAAGCAAAGCTAAAGACGGCAGCACCAAATATGATTCCGTAACTGGGACTCTCAAACCCGACAAGACCCCGTATCGTTGGCTTGAAGCCGAAGCTGTCAAAACTCTGCATAAAGAGGATGACATTGATAAGTCGTACCACAGAGCGCTTGTTGACAAAGCTGTAGCGTTTATTTCCGAATACGGCGACTTCGAACGCTTCGTAGCAGACGAACCCTATAATGGAACTGCCGGAATAGACTTTCCCCCAGACGATGACCCACCTTGGTACACCCCAGAAGAACTCGATGAAGTTCTCGCAGCACAAGCAGACGAGCAGAATGATCTGTTCAACAAACGTTAACACAATAAAACTACAAAAATTTATATTTTAAAGGAGATTAATATTATGCATATCACATTCGCGCCTAGAGGCATTCTTCAGATTGATGACGCAAGAATCATTTTCAAGAACTTTGAAGGTAGAGGCGACAAGTTTAACCGTGAAGGCGACCGTAACTTCTCTCTGATGATCGAGGATCCGGAAACGGCCGATGCTCTGATCGCTGAGGGTTGGAACGTTAGAATTAAGCCGGGCCGTGATGAGGACGAGGGTCCGTTCATGCGGCTCCCTGTTAAGGTCAAGTTCAGCGACTATGGCCCTAATGTGTATCTGGTGACCGGCGATCGTAGAAACGAGCTTGATGAAGAGAGCATTGCTTGCCTGGACAATATCGACATTGAGTCGGTTGACATGGATATTCGTCCGTATGACTGGGAAGTGAATGGCAAGACTGGCCGTACCGCGTATCTGCAGTCCATGCAGGTGGTGCAGCGTGTTGACCGATTCGCTGCCCGCTATGCTGAGATGAGAGGCGCCGATATCGACGGAGAGATGCCGTTTTAAAGGAGACTGATATTTTGGAAGAGAAAACTTGTGAAACTTGTTTCTGGTCAAGCAGGGATGGCTTCTGCACACAAGGCAGCGAGCCCCCGAGACCGTGCAAGGGTGTATGCGACAAATACACTAAATGATATTTATGGGAAGACTCGGGCTTAATTGCTCGGGTCTTCTCTTTGTATTGTTGGAGAATGCTTTAGTCATAGCAATAAAGGATGGAGAGGGAGAAATGAAAATGAACAAAAAACTTACTAAAAGGGAAAAGCTGTTGATTTGTGCTGCAATCGTGATCACTTGCGCTGCTGGATATTTTGGGATCAAATACATCGGTAACTACAAGCAGATTAAAAAACTCACTGACGACACGACTACTCTTATGAGTGCTGCTAGCGAAGGTCTGTTTGACGAAGCGCTGGCAATTGTGAGAAGAAAGATTGCTTATCGTAAGGATAAAGAAGAGTACTTGGTTGAGCAGCTTTTGGCCACTCCTGCCGATAAACAAACACAAAATGCACTTTCTCGCATTCATGCAGAACTTCAAGTTCTTTCAGCCCGTCAGAATAAATTCCTGGAAGCGCAGACTCTGTATGAAATTGCAGATGAATGAGCCGTGTAATTCGCGAGATTTACAGTCTCTATTATGGAAGGGCGTATGTTATTCTAAAAAGCCATGTTTGTTGCGAATAGACGCAAGTGAAATATGAGGTTGATTCGACATGGGGCGCACAGAGTTTGTTGCGAATAGACGCAAGTGAAATATGAGGTTGATTCGGCTATTGGTGTGCATCATACGCTCTTTCTGTTTTATATTTTAACTTCGCGAAATTAACAGGCCCTATTATGAGAGAGATAACTGTTAGCTCAGAGGGTAGAGCGCTAGATTTAATCTAGAGGAGAATGGTTCGAGTCCATTACAGTCTCTCTTATTCTTTTATATTTGGTCTCGTAGCTCAGTTGGTTAGAGCCGGCGACTTATAATCGTCAGATCTGGGTTCGAATCCCAGCGGGACTACCAAAGAGTTTGTAGGTGAATAGGCTCTTAAAAACCTTCAAGCCAGCAGCAAGACTGTTCTGGCGTGGCGTTGAAGCAACAATCCGGGCTGCCATCGGTGCGTTGTGGAGCTTTGCTATTTGATTATAGCCAAGGGTTGTGAGATATCCACGGGGCAGCTAGGCGAAAGCTGAAAGAAAACTCTCGAGAGGTCTAAGCCGAGGGCATCTCTATAATATATACTTCGGACCTAGGACTTGCCGCCCTACATGTATAAATAGCGGCTTTTATATTTGCTCCTGTGGTGGAATCGGTAGACACACCGCACTTAAAATGCGTCGAAGAAATTCGTACGGGTTCGAGTCCCGTCAGGAGCACCAAAATAAACCCCACAAGGAGTGGACAGCATGAACGAACAGTTCGGGAGAGAAATTAAATTATACGGTGGCAAGGCTTATGGGCACGAGGTATCTGAATATGGATTGGAGACTGGATATTTGGATTACTTCACGCTTTCTAAAATTGTTGGCGATTGCATTTTAAACAACATTATTCGAGCAGAGACTTTAGAAGATTGGGAGATTGTTGCTGGCGATTTCGATGAAATGGTTTTCCAAGACTATATTATCTCAAAGCACGGCTATATGTTCTTGGAGGAGCATACTGACGAACTAGTATTCTATAACGAGAAGCTTGATATTTTCGTATGGGCGATTACTCATTTCGGCACAAGTTGGGACTACGTGCTTACCGACATTAAACTAATAGGAGAGGACGTGATCTAACATGGAAGATTGGAGCAAATACAAATTAAATTTTCGTTATATGATGCTTAGTCGCTTAAAGCAAGACTGTGATTACTATTTAGGCAATGGCAATAGATCCACGGGTAGCCTATGGGCGCGCAACGAAACGAATCAGATCGCAAACATGATCGCGCTTTGGGATACTTTTGAGGAAGAGGACAAGCCCGAGTGGCTGACGAAAGATGATATAGCGAACTATGCTCACCGAATGGGCGTTGACTATGATTAATCGTCAGCAGTGGAGTTGCCAAGTAGACAAACGTACAGCCGAAAAGTATAAGCAGTATTTCAGAGAGAATGATATTTACTTCGAACCGAGTGAAGCTTATGATTTAGTACACATTTCATTTAATGTTTCAGAGGAAGAGTTAAAGGCTCTTGACGATTGGATTAGAAAAGAATTGTTTAGATGATGAAAGGAGATTTATATTTATGAAAAAGCGCAGTACTTTTGGACTGATCCTGGACTTTATTCTGGTGTTTGCTACTGGTGGTCTGTGGCTGATCTGGCTTTTGATTAGATATCTAAGAAACAGCTAAACTAGGGCTCATCTTTTGGTGGGCTCTTTTATATTTGCCAAATTAAATAAGGGACGTGACAAGAATGGCACGACGATTAATAGTAATAAGTAGATGCCCACTGTGTGGAAAGAATGTGGAGCAAGTTCCGGATGGAGTTCTAAAAAAGAATCCGCACCAGCACAATGTCGAAATGGTTGTGACTAAAACGGGACTGAAACAATATATTCATAGTTCTTGCTGGTATAAAATGATCGAAGAGAAGCGCCCGTACAATGGAAGATCATATTTATAAGGAGTTGGTTGCAATGCCTAACCTGCAACGAGAGGTTTGGGAAGGTTGGACGGTGCAGGGCTTTATTGATGAGCTTTCAGATCAAATTGACATGATTATGCGCGGAGAATCTTGGCAAAAGCCGTTTCGAACCAAAGAGGAACTTGCTAGATTCATAAAAGAAAATCAACCATATTATAAGAAAGACATCCCGGAAGTTAATTCTTATTTTGCTGAAAAATATTGGTTGAGATAAATATTTATATGGCTCGTCTACAGACGGGCTCTTTTTGTTTTAGGTTTGAACAAAGTGAGAAGCTGTTTGAGTGAAACGAAAACTGAAAGGAGAAAATTATATGAAAGTAACATTGAGAAAATTTCTTGACATTGTCGGAAACGATTTTCTGGAGCCTTATGCAGCAAATCTCTATGTCGATGAGTGGGACGAGCTTTTTGAAGAATGGTTTCCTAGAAAAGTAGTGGATAGCATGAAATATGTGAAGGAACTTGAGCCTTATCTGGATTATGAAATCACTGCTTTTCACCAGACGTTGAATTATGGCGAGATTGAGAGTCAGGATATTTACGTAAGAAAAATCGAGAAGTAAAGGAGAATTTTTTATGAGTATTGAGTACGATAACTATTTGATCGAGCACAGAGAAAATGTCCGCAAAGGCTTGGATTGGATTAAACATAACCTGCCTGATCTGCTTAGCGGGAACGAAGCTTTCTACAGACAGATCGAGTGGCAGCATGACAGATCCAAGGATGATCGCGAAGAGTACGACGCGTATAACAACTATTTTTATGGCGGCCCGCGGACTAAAGGCATTGAAGAGCAGTTCAATAGAGCTTGGCTGCATCATATTCATAGTAATCCTCATCACTGGCAGTACTGGGTGCTGATTAATGACGAAGCGAAAGAAGGCACGATCGCCCTTAGAATTCCTTACCGTTACGTTATTGAGATGATCTGCGACTGGTGGGCGTTCAGCTGGCGTAGCGGCGATCTGTACGAGGTCTTCGACTGGTACGATAAGCATAAAGACTATATGAAGCTCCACGAGGATACTAGAGAACTTGTTGAAAAGATTCTTGGTAAGATTAGAGCTAAGCTGGATGAGAGCACGGAAGTGAAAGAGGAATGAGTGAATCTAAGCCTTTCCTATACGATTTCCAGATGGCCGCAGTCAAAAAAGCTAGGAACGGCTGCATCCTGAATGGCAGCGTTGGTTCTGGTAAATCACGCACCGGGCTTTTCTATTATTTCAAAGAGCAAGGCGGCTGGATAGAAGGCTCTGACTACACCCCAATGAAGAACCCAAAAGATCTATATATAATCACTACAGCTAAGAAGAGGGATTCCAAAGAATGGAATGGTGAGCTGGCTTGGTATCGGCTCTCTACAGATCCAGAGACTAACTACTACGATAATATAGTGGTTGTTGACAGCTGGAATAACATAAAGAAATACGCTGACGTCAAAGGAGCTTTCTTTTTACTAGATGAAGATCGTGTTACAGGTTCTGGAGCATGGGTTAAAGCGTTTCTTAAGATAGCTAAAAGCAACGACTGGATCATACTTTCAGCAACTCCCGGAGATGTATGGATGGACTACTGGGCTGTGTTTGTAGCAAATGGCTTCTACAAAAACAAAACTGAGTTCCAACGCGAGCATATCGTTTATTCTCGCTATACCAATTACCCTCAAATCGAGCGATATCTGAACACTCAACGTTTGGAACGATTACGCGATAGAATCCTAATAGACATGGTTGTTCAGCGTCATACTATACCTCACCACGAAGATGTCTACTGCACCTATGATATTCAATTCTACAAAGATGTGTTTAGGAAACGCTGGGACCCTTTCAAGGACGAGCCAATACAGCAAGCCTCTAGTCTATGTTATATTTTGCGTAGGATCGTGAATACAGATGAGTCAAGACAGGCAAAACTTCTAGAGCTCCTCGAAGATCATCCTAAAGCAATTATATTTTATAACTTTGACTACGAGCGAGACATCCTTATGAATCTCGGATATGCAGAAGGCACGAAGATCGCAGAGTGGTCTGGGCATGCGCATCAACCGGTTCCTACAGGCAGTAAGTGGGTCTATCTAACCCAGTACACGGCAGGCTGTGAAGGCTGGAATTGCATAACCTGTGACACAATTATATTTTACAGCCAGAATTATAGCTATAAAGTAATGACTCAAGCTGCCGGTAGAATCGATAGACTCAACACCAGATTTATCGACCTATACTACTATCACCTCAAATCGCGCTCTGGGATTGACCTCGCGATCAGCAAAGCACTTAAAGAGAAGCGTCAATTTAACGAGTCAAGATGGGTCCGTAAATGGGTATAAATTCGCTAAATTAACATATCCTATTATGGAGGTGCTATGATATGAAAACTATTATGTTTGACAAAAACGCGGCGCATTGGAACAAGAATGCTGATCACAATCTGTGGTTTGCTAAAACGCAAGGACTTTATCTCAAAGATTTATTCGAAGCCAGAGGTTATATGTATTTAAACCAGATATGTGAACACTTTGGTGTTGAATGGAATCCTGACAATTATAATCTCTTGTATTCGGCAAATGATGGGCCTATCGGATTCGAGTTCGAGCCTGCTGACGAAAATAATGTTTTGATTCATATCAAGCATTAACAGCAAACGGAGACGTCTGAAACATGGCGTCTTCTCTTTTATGTTAAGGAGGAAACTAGTTGCTAAGACTGAGTTATTATAACGATGGCAAAGAAAAGAGTCAATCGCATGAGGTAACTATCGCCGATGCTTGTCCATTCTATAATTCCGAGTATGATATTTTCTCACTTAATCCGTTTGACATTACTGGATATGGATCTACAAAAGAAGAAGCTCTTGAAAATTTTAAACGAAAGTTCGATTACGTTATACGAGAATGGTGCGCATTTGGAAAGATGCTATTCGAAACCGACGTCATTGAGAACGACATCGTAGAAGTGGATTGCTTCGGAAAAGCGGCGAAATAATAATCATAATTCGCGAAATTTACACGCACTATTATGGAGGGGAGGTACCATGTATCTCTCTTCTTTTTATTTTTGTCAGACAAATATTAAAGGAGGAAATTCTATGAACAGAAACAGTTACGACATCACCAACATTCTTTTTGGTATCGCGGGCCTGGTAGGTATCGGTTATGCTATCGGCACGCACACTAAGCTTGCTAAAATCAGTGAGCGGCTTGATCGAGGCATTGACGAGCTGGCTAATGATACGGAGATTGATATCCCCGAGGAACTGGTCGATAAGGCGATCGACAAGGCAGTTCAGATCGAAGTGAAAAGAGCGGTTGAGAAGGCTGCTGGCGACACGGTGGCAGCAATGAAGAGAGATATTCATGCTCAGGTCAAGTCTACAATTGATAACGAGTACGATGCTCTCAAAGATTCTGTCCTCAAAGAAATTACTAACGAAGCAGCTAAGATTGACGCCGTGCGTGTTCGTAAAAGTGTAGAGGAAGCTGCTAAGAAAGCCGCGCTCGAGAAATTCGATGACAACCTCGATGATATTCTCGAAAAGTTTAATAATGACCTCGATAACACCTCGCGCATCTACTCGTCCATCCGAGATACACTCACTAAAAACACAGATTCTAATAAAGGTTTCACTGTCCGACTCGGTTGATATTTTGAAAGTTTGAAAGGAGAGACCGCCTATGAACGAAAATTCTACTGATATTACTAAGATGCCTTACTCCCAGTGGCTCGAGGAAGCTCTGAAAAATATTACTGCACTCCCGATGCGAACCCTTGTTATTTTGGGAATCACAGAGGGTGGCGATATGTATAACGATTATTATAATGCCTCGATCGGCGACAAACTCATGATCGCCGGCCTTGTCCAACAGGACGCCATGTACGATTCTCTGGAAGTGAATGGGCATATTAAAATCGAGGATGATGAGGAGGACAGTAATGGCGAAACGGAAGAATGATATTTTCTATGGTTTCACGCTGAATGAAGACCAGGAGAAATTCAGAGACGCTATCATGAGTGATGAGTATAATTTCATCCTTGCAGATGCTACTGCAGGTTCTGGTAAGACTCTTCTGGCAGTAGCTTGTGCTAATATCCTCGTTAATGTCGAAAAGAAATATAAATCGGCCGTCTGGCTATTCCCAACGGTCGAAGAGTCATCGCTTGGCTACAGGCCAGGCAGCACCTCCGAAAAAGAGGCTGATTATCTTGGCCCTCTGTACGACGCCCTCGAAAAATGTAACGTTATTCCCAACCAGGCAATTTCCTCCGACATTTCTAGAAAAAATGGCACCGACTGGATCGTTGCGAGATCAGCCACATTCATGAGAGGTATTAATCTCGAAAACACTGTAGTAATCATCGACGAATGCCAGAACATGAGCGTTCCCATTATCAAACGAATCATTTCTCGCTGCTACGACAACTGCAAAGTAATCTGCTTGGGATGCCAATCGCAGACGGACGTACCTATTCAGAAATCCGGTTTCAAGCAGTTGATCGATCACATGGAAGGTTTCGAGGGCTACATCAAATGCGAGCTGCCTATTAGTTACAGAGGTAAACTTGCTATGCATATTGACAAGCTATGAACTTCTCAAAATCCTTCACCGACCTCGAAAAGATCCAACTCCTCCAGCGAAGCATCCTAGTAAATTCCTACATATATTACGAACTCAACGAGAATCTCTTAAGCGACTTTCAGTACGACGCAAACACACGGCAGCTTCTTGAACTAAAAGAGTCTGCTCCAGAGGCTTATCGAAAAAGTCGGTATCATAGATATTTTGATAACTTCGAGAGCGGCACTGGTTTTGATCTCACAAGTCGCTTAAAGAACGACGGTGAGCTACTTGAACAAGTCGCAAGAGATGCGCATCTAGCATTAAAACTTAAGAAGGAAAAGTGGCAACTTGAAAGGAGATAAAAATGGCATCACTGAATAGCGAAATCGTTATTAATAACGAACGGCGTCTTTGCACAGTTAATGACGAACCTGGATATTTTCATTGCTGGGAGCATTATTCAACAGTTGTAGACCCAAGTCCTATGATTGGTGGTTCTCCTGGTGGAACAGTAAGCTATGTGAACGCAATCGTAGAAACTAAAGACGGTGTTATTCGGGTTCCCGCCACGAGTATTAAATTTTGTGACGAAGAAAACGCTATACTTGCAGAGTGCGAAAAGAATAGAAAGGAAGTAACAAAATGAAAGTATATGTTTTCTCTACTGCATGTTATGGAGGATATGAGCTATTCGACAGGTATCCTCTTTTGAAAAAATATGGCTTCGAATTGGTCGGCCACTCCAGGCATCAGATGGCGTATATTACGCTGAATGATCTGAATGATATTCTCAAGCTGATTGCCGAGCTTGACGTGCCTGTGATCATGTCATATGACCATGACAATGGAACGTATAGTCTGGAAATCTATGACGATTACAGAGAGAATAGGAGAACCTGATGTATTACGAGTCACTAAATTTCGTTGAGGAACGATGCACCGTTTGCCACACTGTTTGGCTGGTGGCTGAGGGGCATTATAATAAGCCTTATATTTGCCCGTCATGCAAAGAAGAACAGATGGAGGATGAAAATGGTAGACAATAGAACTGGCCGCAACCCCTATAAGGAAGAAGCAATCGTGGCAGCAAATGAACTTCGTTACGGTCCAAAAGTTGTAAACCAAATCAAGAAAGCAAAAACTGATGACGAGATCAGCAGAATCATGATGAATGCTCGCCGAAAGAAAATCGATGAGGCAGAAAAGTATGGAGGAAACTGGTAATGAAAAACTACGACATCACATTCGGAAATCGGGAGGATCTTAATGGTCTCACATTCTACAACATTACATTCAGAAAAGAGCCGTCGATCGCAGATGCCGAGGATATTCTCAGATCTAATGCTGCTAATGCTAATGAATATCGATCTGTGTTTATTGCACTTGCGAATCAGTTTCCTGGAAAAGCTTGGAAGAGTAGATTCACGTTGAGCGGTAGCTTCTGCGGTGGACGGCTTTTTCTTGCAGGAATTGTGCTCCCGACAGGGCTTCTGACTTTGTATAGTCCTTTGGAGTACTGGGATAAGCTCAATGTTCCGATTAGAAACGGGAAAGATGACGAATAATTTTCGGAGGTAAAATAATGAGCGACTCTTATTATACCACTGCCAAAAATGTGAAGCTTGTAGACGCAAAGGCGTACAAGGGCAAAAATGGAGCTTGGTACATGGGGCTCATGTATGAGTACGAAGATGGGTCCGGAGTTCGTAGAAGATACTATCCGAAGGTTGAATTCCCTTTCTTCTGCGGGAAGCTGCCTCCAGAGGGGTTTATTTCTGATTATTTTGGAGGCGGCAAACTGACAATTGGTCTTTATAGCAATGAAGTTGCTGCATTTCGAGGAGACTTTTTGAACCCAATGGATGGCCAGAAGGTGCATGATGCTTGCGTTATCGACAATCTAATCAAACCGGCTGTTCGTGAGATGACCATCGAAGAAATCGAAAAAGAACTTGGTTACAAGATCAAAATTATTTGTAAGGAGAATAGTAATGATTGACTTTATTGTTAAACTTGAAAACATGATGAATTTCGCAAGAATATGGAATCCGATGCAACTAAAGAAAACGATCAACTGAAGCGTGACCTTGCAGACCTTGAAGAGAAGTACAATGATATGCTCAAGGCATATTCTGAAAAAGTAAGTCTATTGAACAATGATTGCCGTGGGTTGGCGAATCGTTGTTTTGTGCTGACTCGTGGGAGCATGTGCTGCTTCTGTGAGTTGGGAGATTTTAAGTGCCCGCACGCCATGAGTTATGAGCAGAAAATCAAAGCTGCCATGGAATTTATGGAGAGATAAGTATGGAAAATATTTACGAGTTTTTGTTCGCCATTTTTGTGCTCGTCCTTATATTTGGAGCCCTTGGCATCGGATACTGTGCTGGCCGTAAACGTGAGTTTGATATTCGTCAGAAGGTATGCAACGACATTAAAAAACAGACTCTAAACTGTTCAGAGGAATGGCTAAATGGAGCTTCATACGTTATTTCAAGATTAAATGGCATTGACGGTGATTGACTATTAAAGAGAAAGGAAAATTGTAATGAATACTTTCGTTATTTGCAACAGCACAGAAGAAATACTGTCAAACATGTCGTGTTGGGGGAACGTTAATTTTACGCTTTCGGCAGAAGATATTTCTGCTCTCCTTCAAGGCAAAACTCTTGCTGGCGATTATGGTGGCGAATATGGCGTATTTATTACGATGGAGGGTAAAGAGTAATGACTAAAACTTTTGAAGTTGTGGAAGCATATGCCGGTAATTATGCGATTAAAGCCTATGAAGATAGCGACTGTGTCCTTGACATTATTGTGAACGACTATAATGTTGAAGGCGCACGTTGCGTTCTCGAGGCCATGGGGTATACCATGACTCGTACAGAAAGGTTAACCAAATCCAACTGAAAATGTTTCGCGAAATTTACAGCGCCTATAATGAAAGAAGAAACAGTTCTAGTTGGTATGATGTTATGATCAACAATGCATCTAGATTTAAGTAGCATGGGATCTATCAGCACTTATGTGCGGACGTATGGGCCTGAGATAGAAAACAGCATCATATTCTTCTTTTATTTTTTGAAACTATCGCAAGTGGATACGCGAAATAATCATCTCCTTTTATGAAAGGAGTTGATATTCAATGGTATACATTGTGCAATGCAATACAACACATCTATACGACAATGAGGAATCTACATCTAAACTAATAATGGGCATATTTAAATCGTACGACTCTGCGCTTAATTATGTTGTTAACACAATTAGAGCGAGAGAAACTTCGTACGGGGTATACATTAGAACTGAAACGGTGGAAGACGACTTTGGCGGCGTAGAATTGTTTGAGTACAGATACACAATATCCAAGTATGAACTACAGGACTAAAAGATTTAGGGCATCTGAAATACGGTGTCCTATTCTTTTTTTTCGAAAGGAGAAACCGATTCATGAAAATTGATATTTCTAAAATTGAATTCGAAGAGGCTTACGACAATCATCCATTCGAAGAATACACATTGTACTTCATTGCGCCTCGAGACTTGGTAAAAGACAAGCACCCTGAAGCCGATCATTCCACAATTTCTTTGGAGATTCATACACGAACCGCAATGATCGCGCCTACTAAGAATGGTGTCGACTATGACTGGTCTGATATCGAGCTTGATGACAACACAACTGATAGTCTTATCGCGTTGCAGTCAGCGGTTGCTAAAAAGAAAGGAGAAACTGATTCATGAAAATTGATATTTCTAAACTGGTGTTTGACGGGTGCTGGGAATCAGCATTGCTTGATGAGGTAACCGTATATTTCATCGCTCCAAAAGAACTTGTCGAGTACAGATTTGGAGACGGTGCAAAGATCATGGTGACGTACTCAAAACATGATCCGTATAACTGCTGCCCAGAATTCATGATCTCTCCTACTCAAGATGGAGTAGCTTACGACTGGGATTTCCTTGATCTCGACAATGACGAAGATACCACTAAAGCACTGCTCAAGGCTGCTTTAGAGAAAATGGAGGATCATGATGGCTAAAATCGAGTTTTCAAATGCAAAAATGTACATTTCGGAACCAGATGGAGGCTACACTCCGATTGGTAAGGCAGTTGACATCGAATGTGCATGTGACGACTCTGAAGATAATGCGTCTCATGCGTCTCATGCGTCATTTACTAAGCTGTCAGATTCTTTTGAGTGCGTTTGCAAGCTGTCAGAAGAGGCAGCCATGGCTATTTTTGGCGTTCGAAGTGCTGTTCTAAAATGTTGCCCGAACAAACGAGTAGCATATTTGGCCAGCAATGCTAAGAAAGCACGCGCTCGTAAGAAGAATTTGCGACGAGCCATCAAACTCTTGGAGAAAATGGAGGACAAGAATGCTCTGTAAGAAACGAGTTTATATTTGTGACCACTGCGGAAAAGTGGCTCCTGAAAGGGTTTACCAATTCTTTGGCAATATTGCGAAATGCGCTCCAGAAGGATGGACAGAACTTGGTAAGGAGAATCTGTGCCCAGTATGCTCCGAAACCTACAAAAGATTTAGGCATGAAGTGTCAGAAGATTTGAACGGAGGCCTGGCGATGCGTAATATAACTATATTTTCCTCGGAAGACATCAGCGATCTTTTTCGTGATACTCCTGTTGTTGTTCATGACAAAAATGGGATTGAAATGGTATTCGTGTCAGAAAGAGGCTACAAAGCCATGATGGGTAAGGAGAAGGAGAGTTAAAATGAGCGGTTGGCTCGTACTGGGATGCGGAGTTGTTTTGATACTCTTTGCATTCGTTTTCGCTAATATGATTGACAACTAATGAAAGGAGAATATGAATAAATGATTAAGTTTGAGAACGTTGAAGTGACCGGCTGGGAAGCTGCTATCAGAGGAATGCGGAACCCCAAAAACTCTTGGGCGAAGAGCGATAGCGGATGGGATGCGCATGTCCCGCCTGTTGAACTTCGAAACCAGGTTGACTGGAAAGAGTGGGCAGATCACTATAAAACCGTTCAGTACAGCGACGAATATTCTTATGACATCGGCCCGAACGACCTTGGTCTTATGACTCGTCTTCGCAATGCTGGCACAGACCATCGCAAGTTCATGCGGATGATCGCCGTGTACGTTGATATTACGGCTCCGCTGTATTGGTGGAAGGAGTTTGATACTTATAAGGTCGGCACGGTAGCCGATTCTTGCTCGACTATGCATAAGATCGCAGCGAAGGAATTCACACCGGATGATTTTAGTCACGAGCATCTCATCGATTACTACCAGTATTCTTGCAATGAAGTTGAGGGCCCAGTGATTAGTGACGCTCCTCATATTTCATGCGGTGGGGATCAGCTTCTGGATCTGACTATTAATGCCCTTAACTACTACCGTAAGGAGTATAACATCGCTTCTGAGAAGCTGAAAAGAACCGATCTTACTGAAAGCGAAAGAAAGCATGTGCTTGCTCAGCAAAAGCTTTATTGGTGGCAGATGATCCAGCTGCTGCCGAGCTCTTACAACCAGCGTAGAACTGTTATGCTGAACTACGAGGTTCTAGCGAATATTTATAAGTCTCGTAAGGATCATAAGCTTGACGAATGGCGCCTTCACGAAGTTCCAGGAGAGCATGCATTTCGAAATAAGGATTTTACCTCTGGAGCGTGGGGGTTCTGCGACTGGATTGAAAGCCTGCCTTGTTCAGAGTTGATCACTGGAAAGGAGAATCTTTTATGGTTCTTTGGGTGCTGCTAATTCTTGGCTTACTCGCTCTAGCAATGTCGTTATACTGTGCTAAATGGCATAATGATCTGGACAAAGAGCTTGATGAAAATCCGAGAAATGTTCCATATGGAGACTACCTTCTAAGCGCATATGGATCATTTTTGCTGGCACCGGTAAGCCTTTTCATTATCGGAGGAAGTATTTATTGCCTTCTCGCGAAATAAACATTCCCTATTATGAAGGAGTGTGATACGAATGATCGTTAAAAGGACATGGAGCAGGCACAAGAATATGGTTGAGACATACTATTATGTCGGATATTTCTTGTTCGGGTTTATTCCCCTTTTTATCAGCAGAGAGTAATCACATGGCTTGAAGATTTAGGAGATCTGTAACAGGGTCTCCTATTCTTTTATATTTTGGAAGGAGGACGATAATATGCTTAAGTATCTTGGCGAGATTGATTGCCTTTCGGATCTTGCTGACATGGTAGGCAAAGATGCGGCTAATAAGGCCTGGCATGGGAAGCTTAACTATTTCAAGGATCTTTCCGATGGCAGTGTTTATGGAGTCGGAGATCCTGGAGCTGATTATATCTTCGAAAATGAAGAAGTAATCTAAAACCGACATATATGGGGAGGGGCTAGCAATGGTTTTTAATCAGCCTATTTATGGGGAAGTCGAAGGCATTGCCAATGCCAATGTCGCTAAGGCACATTTCAAAAGGCATAGAATTGAATACACAGAGGAAGTTGAAGAATGGTATCATAGAACACTTGAAGATGGGCGCTATGCCGGGAGTTTCTATGTATTTAAATTCCCAGAAATTACTGAGGAGCAACTTAAAGAGGCAAATAAACACACAGATGTTGTGTTCTATCAATAAATAACTGAACCATTTTTAAAAGGAGGACAGACACTTTATGCGTAAACTCAAACTCCGTTGGAAGAAGTGGAAGGACTGGAATAGGTACAACCAGGGCAGTTGGCTGCGCAAATTCCTTGTTCTTATTGGGCTCTACTACAGCCCGACGTTCGAAGAGTGGAAATGGTGGTGCTACAAATGAAAGTGAAGAAGCCCAAAAAGCAGAAGCCTACAATGCTTGATATTTCTCAAGCAAAAGCAAAAGCACAGGCAGTAAAAAACACAATGGTCCTGGCTGAATACGTTCTGCAGTGCGAACACCCAAGAGATCGGTGATGGATCCTTTGAAGGTTGGGTGCATCTCGGCGCGCTTGTCCATGTTGAGGACATCAGTGTCATTGATTTTCTCAAATCCAATGATCGTGCCCATGCAGCCATTCTTTACAGAGATATCCACGATTGCAGTCTTGCAACGGCAGCGGAACAGGTAAGACTTATTGAGGCAGACATGGCTCGTTTCAGCAAGAAGTAAGTTTTATATTTTTGAAAGGATGAATGATTTATGAAGCTTTTTGATATCGGCAACAATTATCAGATGAACATGTATAAGCGGATGTTGGATATATGCTACGGAGCATACGGAGCATCGCGTTGGAACATGACAGACAGTGACCGTGCTATGAGAGCAATGCGCAGATATATTGAAAACGATATAGACAGCACGGCTCGCCTCGTTGATGCGGTTGGCTATGGCATTGCTGTCCTTAACCATCAGTGCAAGATTGCCCTTCCGCCCATCAAGGACGTTATTTTCAATCGTCCTGCCACGATTGTCTTTTGGGCGGACAACACCAAGACTGTTGTAAAATGCAGCAAGAACGACGTATACGATCCTGAGAAGGGTCTGGCTATGGCTATCGTTAAGAAGGCATACGGAAATAAGGGTAATTATTGCAATATTTTCTCTGGGCGTCCGAAGAGCAGCGATATTCTTCCTGCCATCAAGGACATTATTTACAATTCTCCAGCGACGATTGTCTTTTGGGAAGATGGCTCAAAGACCGTTGTAAAATGCGGTAAAAACGATGTGTATAGCTCTGAGAAGGGTCTGGCTATGGCTATCGTTAAGAAGGCATACGGAAATAAGGGAAACTATTATAAGGTATTCTCTACGTGGGTGGAGCCGGAGCTCAAGTATTATTCTAAGAACAAGTGAAGGATTCTTCCTATATGGATATTGTTGAATACGTAGAGAAAGTCTGCGAAGTTAAACTGCTAGAGTATCAGAAAATATACCTAAGAGCTATGTATGACGAGTATAAAAAGCATGGCAAGATCGTATTTTCAACGCATTTGCCCAGATACTATTTCGAGTGACACTTTGAAAGGACTGCATTATGGGACTAATACAAAATTGGCTGAGTGGAATGGGCACAAGCATCACACTGCTCCTGATGGAGTTTCACGCGTATATTCTGTCAATTATTGGGAAGGAGCCAAAGGACGAAATCGAATTAAGATTAACACCGTTATGCTCCATCCTGAGTCCTACAGCTGCGAAACGGTGTCTCAAGCAGCTGGAAGAAATGGTGAAAAAGTATGAATAGACTTAAAAAATTTAAGGTGTTCTATTTCCTTGGTGGAGATCATCAAGGCATCGATGAAACACGGCGAAAATGTGAACTGATTATGGCAAGAAGCGAAGACGAAGCAGAAAAACTGTTTAGGCTTGTCCATTCTAAAGATTTATCCAACTACAAGATATTCTTCGGATGGGTCGAGGAGGTGGCGCCCAGTGTTCGACGGTCCGTCTTATCCATGTGATCTGTCCACCTTTCAAGGGTTGTTAGATATAAGGCCGGTTCAAATTGTCGATATACTTTGAAGGTATACTATCTTTAGCAACTGTGGATAGATTCAAGGTCATTTCAAATGACGTTGAAAATAACCGCATTCAACATGGGGATAGATTTGAGGTCCTTTCAAGGGACGTCAAATATGATCGCGTTAGATCTAAGATCGGTTCAAACGATGTTAGATATGACCACAGTTCAAAGGTTGATTATATTCAATTGGGTTAAAACCATGTTGAATACGACCGCCTCCGTGTGTAGAACTGGTTCGAATTGATGTGGATTCAACCAACCTCAAATCTTTTGTATTTTGAAAGGAGAAAATTCCATGGATTTCAGAAAGCCTATCTATGGAAAAGCTGAAGGCTTCATGGAGCAAGCTGAAGATGGCTATTATTCTGGCGGTTTTAAAAATATTATCATATTCAAATCAGGAAAGAGAAAAAACAGATATTTCTTTAAATTCCAGGTAATGACCAAAGAGCAACTTGAAATGGCTACTACATATACGAAAGTTAAGTTTTATCAGTAAGTTTTGAAAGGAGAAAAGTATGAATAACATGCGAACTGAAAACTGGTGCGGACACGATATCCGCTTTGTGGAAATTGATGGCGAATGGTGGGCAATCCTGAAGGATATTTGCGATGCACTGGGTCTACGTACGGCCAAAATTGTAGAGCGTCTTAATCCTAGTATGCTTGAAAGAGTTCATATTGAACGCGATTCAACAACCCTTCAAGGGTGCTTGAATGCCCATAAGCCTGTTAAATCAATTGATAAAGGCACAATCGGTAAAGACATCGGCGCTAAGCGTGGCGCGGGATCTTTCTGGATGCTCGCTGTTAATGAGCTTGGCATCTATGAGGCTCTCTTTGCTAGTCGCAAACTCGAAGCTCGTAAGTTCCGCATGTGGGCTGGCACCGTTATGCAAAAGCTTCGTAAGAGTGTGGGCCTCGAAGGCTACGAAGTCATGCGGATGACTGAGTCTGAGATTCAGGAAGACATCAATTGGGTCCTCGATAGTCTGTACTGGGACGAGGAGAAGAAGTGCATTATGCAGTCGGTTACTGTTGCTGGCGGAGATGTTGAGCAGATTCCGTTTGAAGTCTGAAAGGAGAGAGAATGCTAGTTTATATTTTTGTTGCGCTAGTTGTGCTTTTTGCTATTCACTGGGCATGCGGCGTGATTTATCTCATTCACCCGTACAAATGCCTTGCCTGGATGTATCATGACATCATGGGATGGCACAAACCAGATGGCACGCTTTTCAGCGACGGATTATCTAACCACTCATATTGCCGATTTTGTCACAAGGAAATCATGCAGGACAGCCAGGGAAACTGGTTCACTTTTGATTGATATTTGAAAGGAGAACTTATGGAAAAATGTAAATGCTTTTGGACTGACTCATGGCACGAAGTCCGCAGGTACGATGGAGACTGTCTTCCGGTTGTAGTTAAAAAGGACATCTGTAACGGCACTAAGGAACGCGAGGAATGCACTTGCGGGGGCGACCCGGCTAAGTGTGATTTCTATCCGCAAAAGCGTATCGAAGCGAAAAAGAAGGCTTCTGAGGCAAACGGCGCAAAAGCAACCTCCGTATATTACGCTCACCACCAATGGAAATACGGCACCAAGACCGAGCAGTATGAACTCGAAGTGATCAGCAGATATTTCCCGCATGCAAACGTGTTCAACCCTGCTACTGACTTGCTGTCGAATAATTGCGGAGACGAGAAGGTTATCATGGAGGAATGCCTCAACACAATTGATAACTCTGATATTCTCGTGTTCAGCAGCATGGATGGGATGATCGGAATCGGTGTCTTCACAGAAGTAGACGCAGCTCTTAAGGCTGGCAAGTTGGTTCTTTATCTGACAAAGAACGCACTTACTACAGAGTTTACTATCCGTGCCGAGGATGAAAGCACACGAACTGACCGGCTGTATGCCACTGTTTGGGAGAATTAATATGTGGAACAGTAAATCAAAAAATGACCAAAAACCTATTTTCTATCCGACACTAAATATCGCTGAAAGGAAGTCAAAACAAAGTATGACAGTCACTGAACTCATGAATGAACTTAATCAGATCGACTCTGTCTTTGAAAGAGACATGGCTAATGATCTAGGCGTTGACGACATTCCGATGCTTGTCGATTTTCTCGTAAAGTATAAGCAAGAGCTCCTTCATAAGAAAGTCGTGTGAGGTATTGAAATGGATCTAAAACTACTGGCCAAGGTTCTCAAAAACGGCGATATTCCCGTATCTCACGAACTAGCAAAAGCTCTCAAAGACGTTAAATGCGGGACCTGTGCCTACAGGTGGAGAACGCCTGAGTGCGGGACTTGGAACCTAAACACTGCGGAATGTGAACCAATTGTCAGCATCCCGAACATTTATATTTTTTCAAAACAAACTGGAATGAGTGTCGAGGATATCATCACGTTGATTGGTATCGCGGACAGTGTTCTTCCAAAAATTTGAAAGGAGAAAACTACTATGGTGTGGAGTACTATCCTTCTTTATATTCTTATCGCGCTTTTTGGCTTCTTCATGGGGACTATTATTCCGCTTATGAACATCAGCAAGGCTTTCAGGAAAACCGATGAAGCCTGGGTCACTAAACCCAGCATGTATGAAGATAATTGGGACGACGGCTGTCGTTGGTACAGAAACATGCTCTATAAGAATTTCTACGGAGGTAAGAACTAATGCTCGCCAAAAAGTGTGATATTTGTGGGGCTCTTTACGAGACTTATAACTACAAGAACAACGCACGCAAACCGAGTGGCATCATGCTCGTGAATGTCTGCAGTGACGATGACTACTATAAGCAGGACGTCACTGACTGTTGTCCGAAGTGCATGGCAGCTATTATGGATACGATCGAGAGTCTTAAGCCCATTGTCGAAGCCGATGGAGGGAAAGCCGATGGATGCTAAAAAGTGTGATATTTGTGGGGCTCTTTACGAGGCTCACGATTACAATAGCGACATGCGCGAGCCAAGCGGGGTTATGTTCGTGAATATCTATCGAGATTACGATGGCTATTATAAGCAGGACGTCACCGAGTGCATCAGAGATTGCTGCCCTAAATGCATCGCAGCCATTAAGGACACAATAAATCATCTTCGCCCGATGACTCCTGAGCCGTGTCTGGATGAACCTATTGGCGAATGGTAAGGTAAGCCACTATTATATTTTAGGAGGGTTTTTACATGACTAGAGAAACCATCATCATTATCATTTTTGCTGCGTGCGTTGTCTTTGCGATTAACCTTCTGGTGAGCAAGCTTAATGAGCTTGTGGAGCAAATTAGCGCGCTCAGGGAACGAGTAGAAATGAATCGCGACTCGATTTTGAATCAGTCGGAAGTGTTCAAGGCTATGCGCAATGATATTTTGGGTACCGAGCAAAGAATTGATGCTGCCGGCCATATTCTCGAAATTATGAATGGCGAGCTCAAAACTGTAAGCAATATTCTGAGCGGTGTAAACTCTGAGCTAAACAGTATTGCTGATAAAATCGCCTTTAGTTACAGCAAACTTGATAATATTGACGACTACATCAAGATGATGGACGATACTGTTATTTCCACAATTCGAGATGAGTACAAAATTCTCGAGGAGATTAAGCAGAAGTTTCTTTCGAACGAAGCTGAGGAGGAAGAAAATGAATGCGAGGAGGTGAAACCTAATTGAACAATTTATATTTGATCATTGGTCCGTCTGGAAGCGGAAAAACAGAGCTTTCCAATGCGCTCGCCAAGAAGTACTATCTGACTCCTGTTGAGAGTTACACCACACGTCCGCCTAGATATCCTGATGAGAAAGGCCATATTTTTGTCACAGAGGAGCATTTCAATGCCCTTGGCGAAATGTGCGCCTACACAGAATACCATGGGTATCAGTATGGTGTAACCAAGAACATTCTTGATGCCTCTGATATTTATGTCATTGACCCAGATGGCGCACTCTATCTGTTTGACCGCTATACCGGGAAGAACCTGTACTATATTTGGCTTGACACTTCTCCTCTGGTTTGTTACGAGCGAATGATTTCGAGAGAAGATGAAGCAACTGCAGCTGTTGATCGAGTACGATACGACAAAAGGGCTTTTAGTCTTGCTCAGTTGGAAGAAGTGCGGTCAAGAATTCCTGGCATCGTAATCAAAACTGATGATCTCAGCGCCGAGCAGGTTCTCAAAACAGCCTGGATGTGTATTCGTACTAATGAACTCACTGCTAACGCAGAGTGGAGACCAGTATTCATTCCTGTGAATAATTTTACATGGAAGACTGATTAATTTGTCTGGCTAAAAATGAAAGAGGCTGACGTATGCACGAAAAAATGAAGAAGTACCGAGTCTACTATTTTGTTGGAGACTTTTGGTCGAGTGAAGGAGAGAAGCGCAAATCTACTGTTATTCTTGCGCACTCTGAATCGGAAGCAGAAAAGATTTTTAAGAGCAGCTCGCCGAAAAGCTTTAATTTCGGTTGGGTTGAGGAAATTTGAAAGGGGAAAAATTTATTATGAAAAAGTACATTGCTATTATTCTTGCTATGGTTATGTTTGCTGGTCTTGCATGCGGTTGCGCTGATACTGGCACTAGCACCACTACTACGCCCGAGACTAAGAAGGAAACCGCACTGAAGGAAGTTGACCCTGCCCAGTTCCCGGATGCTACTGAGTATGATATTTACGCTTGGCCGGCTATTGGTATTGCTAGCGAGATTCCCGTGCCTGTTTGGAGTAATCGCGGTCTTATTCTTTATGAAACAGCCGATTGCTTCGAGTGCTACGTTGGTTACACCACTAAAGACGACTTCAACAATTACGTCAAGGAGCTCCAGGACTTCGGCTTTGTTAAGTATTATCAGTCTTCTAACGGCGTGTATTATGCTGAGACCGAGGATGGCTGGGCTGTTATTGTCACATATTCTCAGACTAACTCTATGATGGCTCTGGCTGTGGCTCGAGATTTCAACGAGATGGGTCTTCGCGATCCCGTGGAGGATACTGCTGACGCCGAATGAACTTGACTGTAAGCAATAATCATCTAAAGAATCTCATTAGTAAGCTCTTAACCAAACTCCTCTGTAAGAAGCTCAAATTTCCAATTGATATTTCAATTGATGAGCTGAATATTGAGACACCCGACGACAAGATCCAGATTCACTTGGATGCCAGAGGAGAAATGAAGAGCGAAGATCTTATAAAGATTTTCAAAACTAATGGGATTCTTTAGCCGTTTCATATTGAAAGGAGATTACATACCCGATGACTAATGATCAGGTTAACCAGATTATTCAAGGTGTCGGACTGATGACCGAACTGTGGTCTATCACATTTATGAATTTTAAGAATCAGGGCATGAGCGACGCCGAGGCTATCACACATACTAAGGCGCTTATTTCAATCATGATGGGCTCCATTATGGGAATGGGCAACGGGGAGGCAACGAAATGATTCGTCTTGATATTCAAGGCTATTGTGATGCATGCTGTGACTTTAGCCCTGAAGTTACGTCACCCACTAGAATGTATGCTGATGGAACTGTAGAGCAAATTACATATATTAAGAAGCTTCGTAACAATTACGACGTTCCGGATGCGGTTCTTGCTGAGTCGTTTGATATTAGTCAAAGTTATATTAGCCAGTTCCTTGCAAGCCTTGGCCTCGGGAGCGGACTGAACGCTGGGGCTAAGAGAAAGGGCTGGAGAAAGTCTGAGAAAGCTAAGCGATTCTATGCTTGGTGGAGCCAGGGCGAGTATGATGCTGCTGAGGTAGGCGAAGAGACAGCTAAGACGAATGATATTCCGATTCAGGTGCCCGATACGGACGTTAATTCCATTACAACCGTTGATTACACCTCCGAGATTAAGCATTTTATTGATGTGGTTCGTATGCCGTCTTCTGCTTGAA